TTAGCGGTATAAGCCAAACCAGTGTGGCAGTTTTCGAAAGTCTTGTCAAGACATATGTACCCAAAATTCCTATCACCAACATGCTTGATTTCAGAAGCTGGATCACTTGACCATATAAAATTTCTGAACTGGGTTAGGGTGCCATGACCCCAAAATTTTGTAAAATTTTGAAAGTCTCCTTGTCCGTGAATATAAAAACCTGTAACAGGTTTATTATTCGCAACTTTTTCAAACATTAGTTGAGAGATTTTGTCTAGTGTAGATCCAGTAGGAACAGCTTGATCTTGAGCGATTCCATATGCGTCATGCTTTGAAGATTGTGGGAACGCAATTTTTCCTCCTTCAAAATTAGAGTCTGCTCCGTATCCTCCATGAACTTCAATATTTTTCATCGTAGCATCAGAATAAGTGTGCTCAAGTAGTATATTGTCTGTCGCACTTGCTACGGTCGTTAATTCTGTGTCGCTAGAACCATCACCCCAAACAATTTTTAAATTGATCGTACTTTCGTCGAAAAAACTGGCAGGGCAAAAAGGTATACCTATTTTGTAGCTATTGCTAGCGCTCGGCTTTACTCTGAGAGTAAAACTGTAAGATGCATCTGTAGTTGCCATACTTATATATACACTATACGCCTAATCAATTCTTTTTTTATGCTAAAATTCGTAATCAAAATACTTTATATCATGTAAAAATTTTTTATATACTATATCTTTAGTCTTTGATGTGTAGTAAGTTTGATAATTTTTATCTGTAGATTTGTTTTTGTGTTTAAGTTTTAATCTTTTTATGTTGATTGCGTCACAAATATAATCAAAATCTTTCTGTATAGACTCAACCTTTCCGATATAGTTAAAATTTTGATCTTTTATATGCTTTTGGAAATATGGTTGTACATGTGGTTTATTTAATTCTTCTGAATCTAGATTCAATACAAACTCCTCAAAAGAATGGTTTTGACAAAAATTAATCTGCTTCTCATCCCATTGAGAAAAATTGAAATCACAATTATTAGGTTGATTCTTCCAGAAACAATAGCTACTTACCACGCGACTCCAAGGATTCCTAACAAATGTAAACTTAAAAAAATGTTTAAATTTAGGATTTAACCTCAAGACTTCATCGAGAGAACAATGCCCGCAATTAATTACATTGCTAGAGGTAGTTTTTTCTGGAAGCGCATTTATGATTGAGCATCCCGCGCACTTCGGTATATGAATAAAAATAAACTGCCTACTAAGATCTATCACAACTCATTTGGATTAATAATACTGTTTCCAAAGGTATGCTCTACATTCATTTTAGCATGAAAAACATCAAGAGCTGTTGTTGTATATAAAGCGTCAATAGGAATGATGGTCTCTTCTTCTAGGTATTTTTTAATTTTTTTTGCAGAATTAGAATTGATTACTTGAAAATGAGTGCCTCCATATAATGCATGAACGGTGGGGCTTACTAATTTATAATCTGTCGAGATCTCATTGATGCGTTGATATATATGCCTATGCATGTAAGTCTGAAAAGAATTTGACAGCGGATGACAATACTTTATCTTTTCTAAATTTATTGAGCTGCTCCATGTGCTTCGTAATATGTCCCACTCTTCGCCTCTATCTAAAAGCTCCGAAAGCTTTTTGTTGGCTACTGCAAAATTTTGTTTATTGATCTTGCAATCGTCCTCTATAATCAGGATGTTTTGGTTTTGCTCATTCATATCTGCAATTTGACAAATTAATTTATAGTGCGATAGATAGCATCCTAGTGACCCCAGTTCATACTGTTCGGATTTTTCATACTCTCCTAGATAGCGAGCGCAATAAAAAAATTTTTGCCTTTTATGATATTCATGATACTCTTCAAGTTTGTCGCAAGATTGTGGATCTGGGCGTATTGCAGAAAATCTTTCATATGGTAAATCAAGGAGATTTAATCTACTTTCTATTTCCGATTTTCTGTCAACACTTTCATCGAGATTGATGTAATAAATAAAGTCTATTTTTTTACTATTTACTGGTTCGATTAAATTTCTATTCTCGAACTTTTGACTGGATATAAGTTTGTTAATTTCTGCTTCGGCCATTTCTCCGAATATAGGAGACTTATCTGATCGACTTCTGAACGCCAACATGCCTTTTAGGTGGGGATATTCATTGCAGCATGGAACATGCTTGAATGATACTGTTTGATTCTGAGCGCAAAATTTTATCAACTGACTTAATGTAATTGATATTTTAAATTTCTTTTTCCAAGTTTGGATTGGCTCATTGATAAACGCTTTATAGTTTGCTAATTTATTGAATCCAAAATCAATCTCTGGTCGAATTTTAATAATGTTTCCGAGCCAAGAAAGATCCTCTGAGAGTTGTTTAATTTTTTTTGCACCTATTTTTGATATAAAATATGCAGAGGATAAATTTTTAAGATTAGAGATTGGAAATATATCGAGATTTTCATCAATATCTGGATTGCAGCTTAAAAATGAAATTATATCAGAGGGAATAATAGAATCGTTTACTATTAAACATAAGTCGATGTTTTCTTTTATGATTTTAGACCATAAATTATAATGAGATAAGAATTCTTCTTTTAATTTTGGGGCTTGATAAAAAGCCAACTTGTTACTCAAGCTTACTGGATCTAGCTCGAAAGCATTACTTTCTAGTAAGTGTTGTTGTGGAATAATCTCTAGGCAAGAGCTCACTTCTTCAGGCATAAGATTTAAGCAAGATTCAAACTTCACTCGTAAGCTCTCATCGTCTTGATGGCATATAAAAAAGATTTTAAAATTCATTATAATTAATTATATCTCTTTAAGATATTCTCTCCAGAAAAAATAAAAAGCTTCTTCGTCGTCATTTTCGAGCGCAATTCTTAACTCTTCTTCGTATACAGCTTTCCAGTTTCTATCTCGATCTTTAAAAAAAGTATCTTGGGGCTGCGGAGATTTAATTACGCAGCCATTTAAAATAAGCAATATTAGTGACAAGACCCTCACGGAAGGTATTACACAATCACCATTTGTATTTCTCTCTAATGCAAATAAAATAAAATACAGATAAAATCAAAAAAAGTAGCATACTATATAGTACACTTTTCAATCAGTTTTAACGCTTCATCTTTATTTTTCCAGCCAAAAGTTTCTACATCTATATATTTGTGGTTGGATAGTCTTTTGTAATTGTTGAAGAAATTTTCACAAAGCTGCAGGAATAAATTATCTATATCGTCTAAGCTTGTATATTTTTTTATATGAGACTGAGGGATGGCTAAAATTTTATCGTCGACAAATCCATTGTCTATCATTGATAGATATCCAAGAGGTCTACAATTTACAACAACGCCTCTATCAATTGGTATTCCATTATATATCAAGATATCGAGCGGATCTCCATCTTCAGCTTTAGTTTTTGGTATAAATCCATAGTTCGACGGGTATACCATGGGACTCAAGAGACATCTATCGTATTCAAAGTAACCTTGGCTTTCATTGAATTCGTATTTAACATTGGTGCCCTTTGGTATTTCCACCACTGCGTTAATATTAACTGGGAAATTTTTGGGATGAGATATATTAAACAAATTACAAGTCATATAATGCATATTACACTATTAATTTAAAATTTTTTTGACTTCTTTGAGGTATTTATCTACGTCAAACATTTCTGAATTTATCTTTTTGATATTGTTTTTATTTGGCTTATTCACTGCTTTTAGTATCTCAGAAGCTAATTCATTTAATTCTTCGGCCAGCTTTAGAAAAATGTATTTATCTTCTTCTTTCATTTAAGTCTATACCGTTAGCTTCACATATTGCTAATGAGTAACCAACTTTAAAGTTGAATTTCTCTGTAAAATAAATTAACCCTAAAATGACATAGGGTTCCCAGGTTAAAAAACTGAATTTTGTGAAAACTAGGAACCCTATAATCAAGAAAGGGCAAAATTTATTAAGGGAGTAGTTAATTATTGTTCCGTTCACGAAGCACGTGTTAGCGAAACAATTCTGTCGTGACGAAAAGAGCGAAATTCTTGGCGACCAAAGCAAAAAGCTTTAAATCCAATATTGTTTCTTTCTTCTTCTTTGTTTCCAAAAGATTCTGTCAGTTGCGGGCGACCAATTTCATAAGTCTTAACTTCATCTTCTGCATTTTTGTATACTACAAAGTAACGTTGATCTTGATTTTTCATAACTTTATTTTTTAACTTTGATTTAATATTGAACATGCTAGTATTATCTCATAAATTTGATTTAATGTCAAGAATAAATTTTAAGAACCTGTGCTTCCAAAGGCTCCATCTGATCTATCTGTGCAAGAAAGTTCTTGAACTTCTTCTATTTCAACGCTGGGTAATTTTACTAAAACTATTTGTCCAATCTTATCTCCTATTCTGTATTCTTTTTCGCCCAAAGCAGGAACGCTCATTCTGAGTTTTAATTCTCCTCTATACCCAGAATCGATAACGCCCACAGAGTTTCGTAAAAAATGATCTGTATTAGAAATGCTAGATCTTGGGAATAACAACCCAACATAACCCATGGGCATTTCTAGAGCTAAATCTGTTCCATATTCGAAATACTTTCCTGTGCGAATTAATGTTGTTGCCACTAAATCCATCCCTGCGTCACCCTTTTTGGCGTAAAAGGGAACAGAGGCTTTTTGATTTAATTTTTTAAATTTAACTTTTATCTTTTCCATTTTAATAATATTGTGTGTATGTTGTAAATTTTTTTGTCGAAAAATTTTTTTTGATATATCGGGTTATTTTATTCTGACCTCTTTCCACGAAATCATTTTTTTGTCAACCAAATCTTTTATCTGTCTTTGTCTTTGATTTAATTTTGCATTACCGCTTTTGACTTCAATAAAGGTGATTTCATTATCTCCAAAGGAAATATAATCTATAGGCTTTCCGAGAAATGAACATTGTTCAGGGTCAAATTCAAACTGATCAAGAAATGGAGCAAGAGTTTCCGCTATATGACCCAACCTAACTTCTCCGCTCTTTTTTTGTGAAACTATTTTTTTTCGCTTTTCCGTTTCGTCGAAAAATTTTTCTTCGAGTTCTTTGATATTTTGGGCTTGAAAATTTAATCTTTCTTGAAAATCAGATCTCTCTTGTTGGCGAGAATCTTGCATCTCATTTATAATTTTTGTTAACCCATCTTCTCTTTCTTGCGTTTGATAGTTTTGCTCTTCTATTTTTAATTTTAAAAATTCATTTTCATTTTTCAATGACTCCAAGTCTGGTTCTCGCTCATGTTTTTGAGAAAATAAAAAATAAATTAATATCAATACTGTTATTAGTAATGCACCTTCTATCATTGTGAAATTATAAAATTATATACTGCATTTATCAACTGTAATTCCGGCTTTTTCAAGCAGGTCAATACCTTCTGAATTTTTATATAGCTCGCTATAAATCACTCTAGATATTCCAGACTGAATTATAAGTTTGGCGCAATCTAAACATGGAGACGCAGTGGTATACAGCGATGCGTCAATACTTGACTGAGTAGATTTTGCAAGTTTAGTGATAGCATTACTTTCTGCATGAAGCACTTCAGGCTTTGTTATAAGAGCGTTGGGTGGATGAGCGCTTAAGTCATTAGGCGATATAGATTCAGGCATAATGCTTGTTTCGCAGCAATTATCAAAGCCTTTCGGGGTACCGTTATAGCCATCAGAAATAACCATTCCATCTTTAACTATCAAGCACCCTACTTTTTTTCTATTAGCTTTAGATAGCTGACTCCAAACCGAAGCCATTTTAAGATAGGTTGTGTCAATTAGGCTTTGCGTCGGCATTTTTATTCCAGATTTGAAAAGACTTAAGTGACTTTATGTCTGAAACGTGTATTTGTGAAATTTGCTCATTACCGCCTTTTCTTTTGTAAATTCTATACTTAGCTTTCTTTGCTAGAGTAACATACGGTAAGTCATATCTAATTTTATTAGAAGCGCTAATCCAACAAAGTAATTCTTTTCTATTTACAAAAATAAAATCGTTGGTTCTTTCAAAAACTAGAAAGTGTGCATCTCCATAAAGCCAGCCGTCTTTTCCTTCTGGATTTTTAAATTCTATCCAGAGCCAGTCTTGATCTTGTTTTTTGTTTTTTACTTTTTTAAGATCGACTTTGATGTTGATTGCTTCACCATTTTTTTTCTTTCCTTTCAGTATGTGAGTTACGAATGCGCAATTAGGTTCTTTTCTTTTCTTTTTTCTTGGAGTGTAGCCTTTTTTTTCCGCAATTTCCTCGAAAGGATTGTTTTTTTTCTCATTAACTGACACTATCTTATTTTTTTAGGATTGTTTGTTGCAATAACTCTTACACGCTTTTGGTCTGGATCTTTCCATTTTTTTAAAACTTGTACCAATTGTTCTGCGCGAGCTTCTGCTTCGTTTTTATCTTCATAGTTTTTTTCTTCAATCCTTCTACCATTTCTGGTAACTACATATAGTTTGTTTGTTTCTTCCATATTATATTGATGCGATTAATGTTTTTCCTGAGTTTGTAATTTTTCTTTCTCCGTCGATTTGCATAAAGTTTTTCCTCAATAAATAAATTTCATGGTCTCTTCTTAAGCTTGTTGGGCTTAAGCCTGTGACTGCAGAGAGCGTTTGTAGCTTGCAGCTACCTCTTTCCGACAAAATTTCTAAAATTTGCTTTTCTGTACAAGTGATTCCGTGCGGAAGTATGCCCAAAAGATCTGTAAGATTTGAGTAGTCGTCTTTATTGAAACTGTTTTGATTTTCTGATTCGCAGTACAAAACAATTTCTTTAGAGCGCATAACCGCGTTTCTTGCATTACCTCGCACAGTTAATGATAGTTTTTCAAGAGCTTGTTTACTGAAATTTATTCCATCACAATTCATTTTTATAATGTCAGAAAGATTATCTGAAGAGTATGGCTCAAAATCTACGGTGCTGAGCCTGTCTTTAAGTGGCGGAAATAGCTTGTCACTCTCTGTAGTAGCAAAGATAAAAGTTTGCTTTGTGAAATCAAAAACAAATGTTTGATCGTCGTATACAAATTCTTTTGTATTTGTTTTTTCTGTATTAAAGATAGTCAAAAAAGCCATGGTCAAATCTTTTGGTAGAGCATGAGCTTCATCGAACAAAATGGTAATCTCATTGTTCATAATGATGGGAATAAAGATCTGCTCAAAAAACTGAGCATTGTTCTTGATTGTGGAGCAATTTAATTCAAGAAAAGGTCTTTTGCTCCCGTCCTTATTGTTAAGATTCTTTGCGAATTCTTTCGCGAATAAAGTTTTGCCCAAACCTTTGGCTCCCACTAGATTAAGAAATGGGCAGACGCTTGTTGCATGATAAGCTTTAAGATAAAAGTTTAACTTTTTCTTGACGTTATCTTGACCTATGAGATGTGAAAAATAATTATTCATTACGAAAAGATGTTATTGCATACTCGATCTTGTCTTCCACTGATTGCAGTTCAGAAAAATCATTAGAGACTTTTTTATTGGCAAGATAATTTGCATAAAGTCTGCCTTTGACCCAATCTTCACTAACAGGAATGCAGGATACTTCTTGCGAAGCAAGATCTAAGATCTCATCAATCGACAAGGAAACAATAGTTGAACCGCCTTTCTTGCCTGAATTACGGCGTTTGCGGGGAGTTCCATCTTTGTTTAATGATACTTTTTTCATATGACACTATTATGCCATAATATAAGACTTATGTCAAGATTTTTTAATGATTTTTTTAATTGCAAGAAGTTCTTTTCTGAGCTTGTCTATTTCTAGGTCTTGATCTTCCATTAACTCTTTTAAATTACTAACTTCATTTAGGGCAAGTATTAATGCTTCGTCTGGCTCAAAAGTGATTGTCCCTTCTTCATCTTCTTCATCATCGTCGTCGTCATCATACTCATCATATTCGTCATATTGATCTGTCATAATTATTTATTATATTACTTTTTGTATCTTTTTATACCCCACCAGCATTTTCTTAGTAAATACTTTAATTTTGCTGCAGAGTACCATTCGTGATCATTCTCTAGTTGTTTAATTTTCTTCTCTGTATCTCTAAATTTTTTTGAAGTTTTTGATCTTTGCGAGTAAGGTAGCTTCCAAGGTTCTCTTTTTTCTTGTCTCATATTACTTGATGTCTTTTATATTTGAATGGTCTATGTCAGTATAATACCAGAAATTTTTTATAAGATCAATATCTCTGAGTAATAAATTCCATATCTGGCATGAAAATGTTTCTTGCGAAGTCCAATCCATGACGTTTTGGATCATATAAACGTGTTGAATGTCGTCATAAGATCCAAAATCATAAAATAAACATTCAAGCTCTAATCTTTTTTTATTGATTAATCTACAAGAAAGTTTTGGTTTAAATTTTTGGAAGCCTCCAATTAGAATCTCAAAAAAATCTAATGAATAAGAAGAGTTTTTTGTGAAAGGTATTTTATCTAGCTCACTGCCATTTGGGCATACTCCTGATAATAAAACATTGTCAACAAAACAGTCATGAAATTGATCTAGCCTGTCGTAAAATTCTACCTTAGCTAGGTCTTTAAAAATTATTTTTTCTATATTTTGCACGCCTTAATCTTTTGTTTAAAACGCTCAAGTTATTTTTGCAGAATTTTATTTCTGCGCTTGCTTTTTTGATTTGTTTTTTTAGTTTTTTTAATTTTAGATTTTTTGTCATAAGATTGGTGGACGTGGCGGGAGTCGAACCCGCGTCTTTAAATCTTCAGTGATATACTTCTACAAGTTTAGTTAATTTTTTTTATAGTTATGACATTAACATCCAACTTCTTGTTTCAATTATTTACAGTTTGTGATACAAGAAAACTTTTTCTGTTTTGCAGATTGGTAACCTCGCAATCTTTTTATCTGCGTCAAAAGCTGCGAGGTGACAGACGTTATGCTGCCAAAGCGAAAACTTCGCTTTTTGGAGCGAAGCTTTCGACACGACTAAGATTTTTGCCATGTAATTTTTTGCGTTTTTTTAAGGAGCCAAACGCTCTCCTACTTGCAGTACATAAATTCAATTTAAATCGAATCCAGTACACGCCCATAGACTGTTAAAGATCTAATATTCAATACACTTTATCAGAATAGCTCTTCAGGAATATTCTCATCTTTAGCCGCTTGAGCTTTAGCTTGAGCTGGCTGAGAGGCTTGCACTTCTTGCGCTGCTTGCTGAGCAACTTCGCCTACATCCTGTTGATCTTCAGATCTATAGATGACATAGTCTGGAGCGCGTTCATTCTTTTCTCTACCTTTATTGGTAAAAATAACTACTTTAACTTGCTCTGTTACTCCAGGCATAGTTTCGACGTTAATACTACCAGATAAATATTTCTGACTCTTTCCACTTCGCACCCAAAGAGCTCCAAGCTCTCTGCTGCGCCACTTTGATTCTTGTTTTTCTTCTGTTTGGTTTTCCATAATTATTGATTATACATGTTGGTTAATCCATTTAGGTATAAAGCTTGAGCCCCTTTACTTAGTCTGGAGTATTGTTTTTTCGCTCTTCTGTAGTTTCGTTTTTGAGTTTCATCAATAACAGAAAGATCGATGTTTAAAATTTTTCTTATTTGCTTTGATTGTCTGCCGTTCATATAAAAGATTATAAGATATTATTCTAGTAAAGTCAAGATTTTTTTAAGAGAAAATACTACTTTCCCAGTCGAAGTGCCCGAAGTATATCTTCTCTTGTTTGCTTGGGTTTTTGTATCCTTTTGTTACGAAACTATTTATGTCTTCTTTAAATTGAGATATTATATTGTTTTGAGTTTTTTCGAAAGATGATTTTTTTAAAAGAAACTTTAAGTTCGAGCAATATTGACTGCTGTAAAGTAAATCCGCATGCTTTAGTCTTGGATAAACTGTAGCATCGATCGATTTTCTTCTCGCAGAAAGCTCTAGGGCTTCGTTGTGATTGGGCATACTTAATTTTAAAACTTTATTTATTAATTTAATTAGAGGCTTATTGTATATGTAATGATATTTTCTAATGCTAAGATTGTCGCTAATACAAATTGATGTCTTATTGTCTGTTGAAAAATATATAGACTTAATAATAGAGTTGGTGTTTAAATTATGTTTAATACTAAGATTGATTCCTCTTAATGATTTTTGATTGTGACCTTTAAATATTTTTGTAACATTAGAATAGTATAATTTTTTGAATCTATTGTTGTCTGAAAATTTGTTTATAAAGTCCTCTAGATCTATAAGGTTGTATTTGTAAAGTTTTATGTATAATTTTATTGCATTAATTTTTTCATCAAAATCAAATGCAAAGCCGTCTAGGCATTTACAGTTCTCTTTAAAGAGTAAAGATGTGTCCGCGAAACTGATAAGCTTTTTTGCCTGATCTGTTTCTGCTAAATAATCTCTAATTTTCATTAACAATGTTCTCGAAAGAAGGGACGACTTTATTAAACTTATCTTTTGTTTTATTGTATAGCTTGAGCCACCCAAAACTTCTTCCTAGAAGCGGTAAAAATAAACAGTTTTTTGCCTCTATGCCATTATCTAGAGATAAGCTTGCTATAATACATCCTATATTCATTGAGACTGGTAGTCTTGATTCTAATTGTGTTGCAAACAAGGTATGTTTTCCTTGAAGGTCTCTAAATTTATTAAATAAATATGTTACCCTTGGATCTTCTCCTTTAATCGAGGGATGCCCAAAGCCTGGAATTTTTTTATTTTTGAAATTATTTATGACCTCGCTAGGCTCTAATAAATAATTAGAGTCTAAAAATTCTGCAATTTGTCTTATTGGTAAATGCTCTGAGGTTATACAATTTAATCCACAAGAAATAGCTTGCGGTAATTCAGCCCCACAATTTGCAGATAGAGCCACAGCTGCGGAGCTGGGAGGTTCATTGTCTATCGGGAACTCAATAAAAATTTCAGACAAGCTACTAAATAATTGAATTTGCTTATCTGAAACTAAATCTTTACCTGTTAAGTATTGTACTATTTCATTGAAGATCATCTGTATTAGCTAAAAATCTATAAGATAATAAATTTGGGTCAGCGTTGATTTTTGTTGCTATGCTATTAGCATTGCTCAAAGACGCTTCGTTGTTTTTTTTAATTTCAAAGATAAATTGCTTAATTCCTTTTTGTTTTAAAGCTTTTCCAATTTCAAGCCTAAGCTTTGACCCTATGCCTTTTCTTCTGTGCTCATAATGCACTAATGTAAGAACTCCACACGCTGCAGGTTTTTTAAGTTTATACATATTGTTTATTTTTGTACTACAAGTCGAAAAACCTAGTAAAGTGGAATCTTCAAACCAACCGAAGCATGGGTCATCATCAATGATGCAGGGTAAAACTTCAAGAAAAAATAAGGTGTTCGCGTTTTCTTCTGAAGCAACTAACTCTCCCACAATAAGATCATCTTCATGCTTTAAGCTTTCATGAATTAAATCTATAATTTTTTCTTCGTCATCTGGAGTTAATTGCCTAATCATTTAAATATATTCCCACGCAGTTTCTTTTAATGAAGATAAATCTTGTCCTCCTGAGTAACTTATAGAGCTTTGAAGGTCTTGCGTGATTTCTTTAAGCTTGTGTTCATATGTCATGCTATTGTTTTTAATTTTATTAAGTTTGCCCTCTATATGATTTCGATGTTTTTTGTTTTCGTAGCTGGCAGATCCAAAATAAGCCTTGTGAAATTCTCCATTAATTTCTATAACCGAAGCTGGACTATCTGCACAACTCGCAAATAAACCACCCGCCATAACCATTTCTGCTCCAGCTGCCATAGCTTTGGCGATATCTCCATTGCAAGATACGCCTCCATCAGCTATAATAGGAACTTTTTTAAAATCTTCATCAGTTTCTATATAGGCATCGCTACATTTTTGTACGCAACTAAACATTGGTACTGTAAACCCTGTCTTGTCTTTAGTTGTGCATGGAGAGCCCTGCCCTATTCCTACTTTAACTATATCTGCTCCGGCGGAAGCCAAATCAATAACACCCTGCCTCGTAGCAACATTGCCTGCAATAATTTTTGTATTTGGTAATTCTTGTTTAATAAATTTTATCATATTGATCATTTTTTTTGAATGACCATGTGCAATATCTATTGTTAGAAAATCGACATTATGTTCGCGTTTTTTTATTTTATATATTTTTTCTTTATCTATTTCCTGAACTCCGACACTAAAAGAAATTGTTTTCCAGTTTTCTGAGTTTGCTGTTGCTACGTCTTCTGTAAGATCGTTATCAAACCTATGCATTATATAAAAATAATCGTTTTCGCTCAGCCATTTTGCTAGGCTCAGGTTTATCACAGACTTCATATTCGCTGGAATAATTGGCAGCTTATATTGTTTATCGAATAAACTTATGCTTGCGTCGCAAGCCGAACGGCTGTCACATTCGCTATACTGCGGAATTAAAACTATATCTGAATATTTATATTGTTTAACCATAGAATTCATCGTCCTCTTTCTTTCTTACTCTCCAAGCTAGGTAACCAAAAAACGGGATTATAATAAAATCTCCTGGGAAAAATTCAAAATATGATGCGGATGCTATTACTTCTATCATCTAAATTCTTTCCTCAGTAATCTCCATCTGTCTGAATCTATAGGCTTATTGCCGTCATCTATAGCAAATAACATTTCCACAATTTCGTCTACATTGTTATAAATATATTTATGAGGAAACATTCCTAGCATCCAAAGTGGAGTTTTTGATTTTCCGCCTTCCATACTTACGAACACAGGCTTTTTCTCTCTTACCGCTGTAACAATTTCTTCCGCACTCCCCCAGCTTGCGACTTCAGGTACTAAGTGAGCTATAATAAAATCGCTTCTATCGACCAAGTTTAAGTCATAAGCTCGAACAGTTTTCATTCTTTCTGTAACCCTATCATACTGTTTTGTTCTCATCCAGGTTTCCATTTCTTGCCTGTTAGCTTCATCCTCCTCTACGTCTTTAATAAATGGTTTTTTATAAGGATCAAAACAAGTTATGCTTAAAGGTTGTAGTTTCTCTGCAACATCTTCTCGCCAATTTCTGCCACTAACATATTGCATATGGCCAACCAGATAGCATTTGGTTTTATATAATAGATTTTTCATTCTTATGATTTTAACATAAGAAAAATATAATGTCAAGAATTATCTTGATGCGTTCGTATGAACGAAATATTGCGACTCAATTTCAGAATCAAAACTTAAGGTATATGATTGTGTCGATATATTTGATATATAGAATGGTAGGACTTGAGAATTAGAGGAAGACCAAGATGATATCGCAAATTTTTTCCAACCTTCTGCAGTCAAAACATGAAACTCGTTTTCGTCATAAAATTCGTCACCTAGTATTCCCGCTTCTGTCCTGCTTGAAGTAGATAATTCAATTTCTCCCCATAGAGTTTCATCTATACATACATAGTATTTATTGTTATCAAAATCTGTATCACCCCTGTTAGCGTCTTCCCTGAATGACTCTGTCATAGTAACTCTTCGCCATGTATCTTGAGATACGCAAATATAATATTGAAAGCCGTCAATAAATGTCTGACCAATGTCTCCTTGAGCCGAAGGACTGTAGGAGTCTTTTTGCTCTAATGAAGCTAATACTATAGGCGTATTTTCAAACGCTTGCGGAAACTGTATATTGAAAGAAGAAGCGCCTTCAATAATTTGCGTTGAGAAGGATTGAGATTGTGTTTTGTTTGTTGATTCTGAGTCAGTCGTTCTTGCATGTACATGTAGCGTATAGTTTTCGTTTTCTAATTGTTCGTTAAGTTTTAAATTAAATTTAGATGCAGAAATGTTTGAAAGGTTAAAAAACTTAAGATCTCCATTTTGGTTTTGCAAGGTTGTAGACACTACTGGCAGAGAACCAAAAGTCTTTGGGAAATCAATTTCATAAATATCGCTGCCAGAAGGTAAGTTTACATTAAAATTCATAGATTCATCATAACCTTGAGGGGCAACTCTATGCCAGTCTCCATCTGATCCAGTAATATATAATTCACCTAAGTAAGATTGTCCGCTGATATTGATATCTCCACCAAAATCTTCTTGATTAAAAATTAATCTACCTTCATTATTGAATTTTAATTTTTCTTCTGAGTTTATAAAAAATGATGCTTCGTTTGAATTAATTTTGATTGATTGTCCAGACGCTTTTAGTTCTATATCTGAAGGCGAAAGATTGATTGCGGAAGTTTTTTCGGAGTTTCCAAAAATTGATCCAGAAACTTGAATTCCCGAATTAAAAGAAGCATCGCTATAAAAATTAGCCAAACCTTCAGATATTAATTCTCCAGAAATGTTTACGCTTCCATCTGTAGAGATTCCTGATTCAAAAAAGCCGGAGCCAGAAATGAAAATGTTTTGATTTGCTATTATTGAGTCTGATACAATGTCTTCAGAAAATGACGTGCCTTCCTGGGCAATTAGTTTTCCTTCAATTTTGACATCTCCTTGGACGTGAAAATCATGAGTTGGCTCTCTTAATCCGTCTACAAAGTCTGAACCAATTCCTAGCTTATTAAAAATTCCAGTCTCTCCTCTTACTACATATCCGCTAATATCTCCAGTAAACGTAGTATCTATTATTTCGTCCATAAAAACTACGTCGTTAAAAGTGCATGTATCTACAAAAGTTTTTTCTCCAGAAATTATTTGATCTCCGCCTAATGTTACAGAGTGGCCAACAATAGAGCTTGCTAAGTTTTTGAATGTAATTTTTTCACTCTTGATCCCTGACCTAGAAACGACGAATAAAACATCGTCGTCATTGCCTTCTGTTTCTGGAGCAGGCACAAATGCAGCTTCTGTTCCATGTAAAAAATTTATTTCATCGAAGCTAGATACTCTGTTATTTGTTGCCATTTAATTTAACGTTTGTTTGTTTTTTGTTGATAATGTTGTGTGTACTATATAGTCTTCTTTAGTGGGTTCATTAAAAGCTATTTTATATTCTGTTGTATTTACACCTGATATTATATACAGTGGAACATGTTGATTTCCCTCTATAGATGTAGAAACTGTTGGTTTTTCTAGAAAAGGTTCTGGGTATGTGATTGTTTCAGAGATTTTACCTGATGCAATAGGCTCATGAAATCTATAAATACCTTGGTTGTTTGTAGAAAAATCTCTTTTAGAGTCGCTCATGGCTGTAATTTTTACATAAGAATCTTCGTCGGTTGGTTCGTCTATTTTTAACAGCAGACTATTTGTTGTTACGCTTGAAATCAATATTTTATTTGAAAAGTTCTTGGAGCTGCTTACGCAAGCCGAAATAACAGGTTTGAATAAAAATGTTTTAGGTAAGTTTATTTCAAATTCTTTTAAATTGCTTTTTAGCTTTTGAGAGAACGTTACTGATTCATCTCCTGCTGGAATAATTTTTTGGTGATCTCCGGTAATAATAGCAAAACTTTCTGTAGAATATCCTGTGTTGTAAGTATAAATCGCTCCCGCAGGACTTTGACTTGTGGAGTTAAGAAAATTATCTTTATTTAAATATAAGTGTCCAGATAGGTCTATATAGTTTTCTTGATTATTTATATCCACAACTTTTTGTCCGTCTTTTTCAATAATAAAATCTTCTTTTATATTTAGTTTATAATTTTGATTTACTTCTATTGGGTGGCTGGTATTAATATTTGCAAAAAATGCTGATTCGCTGTTGAATGCAGCTTTGTCGCTGCAGTCTAATTGATTTGTTTGCAAGTTGTTTGAGTAAATGTTTTGATTTATTTGAATGTTTTTTCCTGAGCAAAAATTAGCATTTATATTTTTTAAGGTTTCTGTTTTATTTCCCGCAGATATTCCTGAAGTTACAGATAACCCTGATTCAGGAGCAAAATTTCCTTTGAAAGTGTTTTCGGGTACGGCTTTAAAGAATCCAGATTGAGAAATTACTTTGTAGCCGCTGAGGACTGAGTCGTCTGCGGGGCCATGAAGCTGAGAAATATTTGTGCGTTTTTGTATTCTGCATGGGTCTGAAAAAGTTTTTTGCCCGCTTATAATTTGATCTGTATATCTATCCGCGTGGTTTTTATTGATTGAGCGAGATAGGTTTGAAAAAGAAATTTTATGATTGCTCTGTTTTTCTTTAGCTAAAAGAAAAAATACCTCGTTTTCTGCAATAGATTCTGTAGGTGTTTCCAAATTTTCTTGATTATTAATTTGGGATACAGATAAGGTTGATGATTCATCTAGTTCTGATATTCTTTTATTTGGCATAGCGGACTAAGTTTATTACACTAAAGAAAATAAATAGTGTAATGTCTATTTGAAATGTTTAGTCATAAAGCGAAGTTAATTCTGGATTCAATTCAAAATGAAGCTAGTGCGGGTGGTGCATCTTTTACTAGATTAACTCATGAAAGGATTGGCGTCGCAATTAGTAACTCACCTGGATATAAAATTGCAGATTCAGAAATGAATAATCTTATGCGAATTCAGTCTGCAAGCTATTCTATAAATCAAAACCCTGTTCAGATAAAATCGGTGGGGTCAGATGATATTATTAAAATAGATGGGCAGGCTCCTGTGGTTAGAAGTCCGGATGTTCAATTTTCTCTCTCTTACCTTTTTTGTGAAGGTCATAATGAAAACACAATAGGCTTTTATTTGGGGGACGATGGTTCGGTTTTCAAGAATTATTTAAGCGATTTCTCTGGCGACGATGTGAATATATTTATTGTTGCATCTAACACTGATACAAGTAGAGACTTGAATCTTCAACCATTGGGAAGTTTTGATGGTTTCAATGTAATTGGTATAGGTAATGCATTTTTGCAATCCTATGAATATCAAGCTTCTGTAGGCAGTTTGCCCGCATGTTCGTTATCTTATATAGGTTCTAATGTTGAATATAACGCCTATGATTCTGGCTCATTGCCAGAATTTCCTTCGTTTAAGTTGGGTGTAAATAATTTAAAATCTCCTGAAAAATTTAGTATAGATGATAATACTTTTGATAGCTATTTTGATTCTGAGCCTTCAGTTATAAAACCTGGAGAAATACAAGTAAGATTCACTAAGACAAACGGGTCTCGAGGAGGCAGCTTCATAGAATCTATTGATGCCGCAATACAGAGCATATCAATTAATGTTGGTCTAGACCGTCAAAATATATATGGTTTTGGTAGTAACATGCCTTTTGATAGAAAATTTAAATTACCTATAATTGGAGAAATGTCTGCAGAGTTTGTTATTAGGGGGTTTAATCAAGATCAGATATCTAGTTTTTTTGACAGAAATAATATATTTGATATTAAAATATTTCACCCTATTAAACCTAGACTGTCTGGCTCAGAGGGTTCAAGGTTGTATCAAAATGGATTTTTATATTTTGCTGTGGCTGATGGGATATGGAGAAGATCCGCTGGAGTTTTAGCTAATTCTGTAGCTAATTATAATCAGGTTAATATTAATGAATACAATGATTTTTTTAGTTCTGAATTTTATTTTGCAAATACAGGTAATAATTCATGGATTAAGATTCCCTTGTCTTTAGCTAATCTAGAAAGAGACGGAGAAGTCGGTGATATATTTCACGATGTAATTAATTACTATATTAAAACATCTCAGGGTTGGAAAAACTTTCCACTGTCCGAAATTAATCCTGGAGAAATTGATAGAAGCGATGCTTTTCAAATAGCTAAATATTTAGTTTACGAAATTAACGACGCACAGCTAAATCAAGAAGCTTTTTCTTTCGCTATTGAAAAAAATGCCACAATTTCTTGTGGCATTAATTTTCCAGTTTCTAAAAGTAGAGGCCTTAAGGCCTATTTGATATAATATTTACGAAAGTAAAGTGAGAGCGTTGTCGCTTCCAAGTATAAACAAACCGTTTGTCTTATCTTCTGGACCGCCAACTTGAGCAGTAAATGTGAGATCTACTGTTTTATTATCTCCTATTGAGGAAGAGAAGGATTCTCCGTCTAGTTGAGCTCCTTTTACTGTAAATTTGATAGCAGCATCTCCTCCTCCACCTTTTTTAGGTTCTTTCAAAGTAACTTCTAGGTCATGTTTATCATTGTCAAAAAGAAGGTCTGCTACATTTCCTTCTTTAAGGTCTGACATGATTGCGCTGACCGTAATTGAAATATTAATTGGTAAATCTGTGACTCTTGTGAATCCGTATGGATTACCGAGTCTCTGAATTGGAGTTCTTGACATTGGAACGTCAATGCTTACGCTCTGTATATGAGCTGTTCCTTCTGTTGCTGTTGTGCCATCTGGAAGCTGTTCAAATTCTCCAGCTGCTCCGCCAGCTCCAAGTTTTAAAGTGATATCTCCTGGTCGAAGACATGCGACGCCCTCTGCCCCAAAGCCTTCATCTCCGCCAGCTAAACCAGTAACTGCTGCAGGAATAGAAAAATCAAGACCTTCGATCGGTGTTCCTTGCTGTATATCTACAGATGGTAAAGGTTTCTTATCGGTTCCTGTATAACTTCTTAAATTTAATCCGTCCACAGTTACGTTTGCTGTAGGCATAGCTCCCACTGCAGCTTCTACGGAATAATTTGAAACAAAACCATTTCCAAGAGCAATAACGCTTTTACTATCTGGATCGGTTGTCAAGTCATGACCTACTGCGTCTTTACCTTCTGGGGTTGTAAGAATAAAAAAGTTTTTACCTGCAATAGAGGGATCTTCTGTTGGTGTTCCTAGACAAACATCCCCAGCTAAAGCTGAATTATTACCAGCAACATCAAATCCTAAAATACTCTCGTTGACCCCATTTGTCAAATAGTAAGAAAGATCTAATGTAACTGTTGGCGGATCAATGGCAACTGAATCGACTCTAGCCAATTGACCGAATTGATTTACATCTTGTCGGTTTACTGTAAAGCTATAGTTTGCGCTTTGAACTCTTCTAAGTTGATGGATATGGTTTTTAACGTCGCCTCCAACTGCTTCTGCGCCCTCTTTTGTTGGGTGTGATGTGGTTGTTCCATCTTTTGTTGCTGACCAGTGGTGACCGGTAGCGTCGACTGTGCCTGCATATAAGGCCTCGCTTTGGTAAATTACTCTTGCTCTGTTTGACATAATATTTAAATGGGTTTATTTGTTCTTGTATTTAATACATTTTATTTTATTGAAAGGGAATTTTTATGATAAAAATCTGAGATTTGTAACTTCAAAGTCTAAAAATCCTATAAATAATGAAGGATCTATATTTTTACTTACTCTGTCGCTAAGCTTTGACGCTCTAACTTCTTCGATGTGGAATAAATTATGTTTTTTATCTTCGTACAGAGATGAATAATTAAAATCTCCAGTAATGCCGCCAAGCTCTGTTAAAGGATAATCCGAGTATTTTAATTTTGGGAAAACTGCATCTTTAGAGTCTGTGAAAACTGAAAGGGCTCCATCTAGCTGATATGTATTTTCTGCAAATACCACGCATCTGATATTTGTTGTTGTTTTGTTTTCTCCGCCAAAAGCAAATGCTTCATTATGAATCAACTCTGGATTAACAAAAATAGCTGGGACTGTTTGTTTATATGGAGCAATTCCCGATAATTCTTGCTTGAATCTTCCATTTTGATCGAACTTGCTTTCAACTATTAACTGTTCTTCTGTTTGGTTTGTAATGTAAAAGTTAAATTCTTTAACGGAATAAGAAGCGCTCAGGCTATTTTTTTCTGCACCAAATGAAGAATCTAAAATTACTCGACCATTATCAAAGTCTAAAAGCAAACCGCTTTCTCCTGTGGTTATAAAATCTCCACTGTCATATATTCCCGAAGGAATTTGAGCTCCTTCGACATTGCTATCGAACACCCATTGTTTATGCGGACTACTATATGTAACAAAAGAACTTCCGAGTCTTTCGTCTTCAGGCATTGCGTATAGAGGAGATGTATAATTTTGATATGCTTCAGCTTTTGTTGTGACGTAATTATCTGCCCAAAGCATAAAGCTTGTTGTAAGTTCGTGTTGGAATTGTGGTTTCATTTTTAAAAATATTGTTTTGAAACTCTGGATGCTTCTATTGAATTTAAAGAGTCTTCAAAATCCTCTAATATACTTCTTATATACGGAATCTTAACGCGCGCTCCATTAGATAAGTTGTCATTCTGTATGCCCGCCCCAGATCTACTGTTGCTAGATTTTTTAAAAAGATATTGTCCTAGGTTTGGAATGCCTCGACCTTCTATATCTCTTAGCCAGCTTGCGCCATTTGCCCAAGGCATAGGAGTCATATCATATAATTCTTGAAGAGATGGAGAGGTTACTAAAAAAGTCCATATAAAACCATAGGAACCAAATTTTCTGTTTTTTATTACGATAGACGTTTCTTTAAGTCTATTTTCTACCAAATCCAGTGGCGAATCACCTGATTCAAAACCTATAAATCCAAAAAGATTGCCTGTTGGTAAAGTATTTGTAATGTTTGATGACCCTGACCCGTTTTTTATTTCCTTTGTGACTGGATGTCTTAAAAAATGATTTATAAAATTTTTTTTAATAATCTTGAATTGATTTTCAATAAGTATTCTTCCTTCTTGAACCAAGGCTTTGTCATTTTTAATTTGATTATGTATTGCTAGTTTAAGATTTGTCTGTTTGATTTTCGCCATTTGTCTCTATAGGTTTAAGGAATAAAGTATAAAATTGTATTTTGTCGAATAATCCGTGCGCTCTAGGATCCGATTCTACATGGAACATTCTGCCGTCAAGCTCAATTCTTTTTGCGTCTTTTAAATATGCAAAATCTTCCGCTTTTAATTTTATTCTAACTAGACTGCTTGCATTAGGTCTTGTTACTTTTACTTGAGTATCTGTTTCTCCGAAAAATTCTAAAGACCTATCTGTATCGTATCTTATTCTTGCTTTAAATATCTTTTTTACTGGCACGTTTTCTACGCTAGGAGTCTCCGCTCCACCATTACCATATAAATAGTTGTAACTAGGGTCTGTGCTTACGACAACTTTTTGAGCTTCTTTATAAACAATTATGTCCCTACCGAATGTATCGTGAAGGTTTAATAATTGAGAAGAAATGCTTTCTTTTTGAGAAGATGTAAAAAAATCTGCCATAAATATGGATACACCAAACTTTTTTGTGTATCCTTTTTTAAGGTATAAGGTAATATGGACGCAGAAGGCATTTTTAAAAAATCTTGCCAAAGGAATACGGTTTCCCTTTTTAAAGGGTTTCTCGTTATGCTTGAAGATTTACATAACGAACATCAGATTCATTTTGAAAAATTAAAAAGAAATCTGCCAGAAGGTTGTGTTCCTATAATTGATCAGGCTGATTACTTCGATGACGAAAAACTCCAGTACCTTAGAAAAAGAACTTTAGATATTGGTAACGAAACAATTAGAAATATCGAAGGAGATTTAGATAATTATACTATAGGTTTTACATTTAAATAATATGAGCACTACTACAACTAAACAAAAAGAAGAAAATACTGAAGAAGTTAAATCAATCATCGATGAAACTAGAAAAAAAATGAAAGAAATTTATAGTTTCACTTTCGAGAAAAAAGAAAAAACAAAAAGGACTGAGGTCAGCCGCACCAAGAACGAAGAGACTGGAGAAGAGGAAGAGGTTTCTATCACTAAAGAAGTTGAAGAACCTGTTGCGTATAGAGTAATCTTAAAACAGCCTACCCGAAGACAAGTCGAGGAAGCTGAATTAGAATTTAGCGTCGAAATGAGTAACTGCATTAAGAAAGGAATTTTAACAAAAGCAATGCTTGCAAAAAAATATAGTGATACTGGAGGGTTGTTATCCGAAGTAGATGCAAAAGCTTTAACTAAAATGTATGTTAAATACGGCGAATTGACTCAAGAGAGCGAAAAGATTCAGGTCAAGATTAAGAAAACAGAAGATGACGAAAAAAGATTAAAAGCTTTGGCTGAAGAAATTACCACTCTTAGAAAAGATATTGTTGATGTTGAAACTTCTTACTCTAATTTATTCAATCATACCGCAGATGTGCGAGCGGAAAATAGAGTGATTCAATGGTATATATTAAATTTAACTTTTATTCAAAAAGAAGATGAGGATGAATCGAAACCCTTATTTGAAGGTATCGACTTTGAAGATAAGCTTGAGAGATATTATGAATACGAAGAAGAGGGTAATGACTTCTATGATCTCGTGGGCAGTAAGATCGCGGCTTTATTTAGTTTTTGGTATTATAGTTCAGGTATCGTCACTAGAACAGACTTTGAAAAGCTAGATAGTGATATTGAAGAAGGTAAGGTTTAATATGCGTGGAAACTGTAAAGCGCAGAAAAGTTTTTAGAGACATTGTTCGCGGTTATTCTACTGCGATAATTCAAGATAAAGAAGTATTTATTAAACATCTTACTCCTCATGACCAAGTTGAGCTTGAGGAAATAGAAGAAAGATACTTTTTGTCTGCACAAAAAAGAGGCGTTCCGACAGAAAAGGATATGCTTGATTATTTGGAAGATGAAGGTCAATGGACAAAAGAAGACGAAAGAGATATTACTGAAAAGAAGTCTTATCTTAAAAATCTAGAAAAGACGTTATCTCAGTTGGTTTTAGGAAAAGAAATAGAAAAGCAAAAAAAAGTAATCGAAAAAGAAAGAAAAGAGCTTAACGAAAAACTAAATCAAAAAACTGCTCTAATAGGTAATACTTGCGAAAAATATGCAAAAGAAAGAATGAATGATTTTTATGTTATTAATAGTTTTTTTAAAGATAAAAATTTTAATCATAAATTATATGAAGAAAGTGATTTTGATGAACTAGAAGATTTTGATCTTAAATTATTGGTTAATACATACAATAGTATATTTGAATTTTTTAGCGAAGAAAATGTTCAATATACTGTACTAGAAGAATTTTATAATCCATATTTAAGTTTTGCTGAAGATAGCATGCAGTTTTATGGAAAACCATTTTGTGAATTAACATACAATCAGGTAAGATTAATTGTTTATACTAGAATATTTAAAAATATATTTGATACAAATGAAAATATACCGGAAAGTATATTAAAAGATCCAGTTAAATTGTTGGAGTTTGGTAGCAGTTCTAAAGACGAAAAAGAAAAAAGAAAAAAACAAATGTATGAAGGTGATGGAAGTACTATAGTCGGAGCAAAGCAGGAAGACTATGAAAGGCTTGGGGTTGATCAGGGAGTTAAGTCTGTGAGCCTCCACGAAGAAGCAAAAAAGAAAGGCGGAACTTTAGATATGGAAGACTTAATGAAGCTTCATGGTGTAACATAATGTATAGTGAGTTTTAGCCTGGTGGTGTAATGGTAGCACAGAGGTTTTTGGTACCTTTAGTCGGGGTTCAAGTCCCTGCCGGGCTGCCACTATAACTATTTAGTTCATCTATCAGATTCTTTTGGTGTATTATACCATATAAGGAATAAGGTAATATGGCTATTAATCTTGATGTACATGGTAATACAACTCCTCTCGAGGCAGAGGTTCGTGCTGCAGTCAATAGAATTAGAAAAATTCCCGTCAAATTAAGTATTGACGATAAGGGAGCTACCCAACCATTGGGTAACATGCGTAGAGGCGCAGATGAATTTACCAAATCTATGGAGGCCGCTAATGCCCGTATCATTGCTTTCGGAGCCAGTATGGCGATCATCAATGGAGTAGGAAATGCATTTAAGGCTCTTGTGCGAGATGTGGTTGAGGTTGAAAAATCTTTGGCAGATATAAATGTTGTCATGGATTTAAGCACAGAAAAACTTGATAAATTTAGTGATGGTTTATTTAAGGTGGCCAAAGAAACTGGTCAAGCATTTAAGGTTGCTGCAGATGCCGCTACAGAATATGCTAGGCAAGGTTTAGGGGTTGAAGAGTCTTTAAGAAGAACAAAAGATGCATTGATTCTTACTAGGTTGACAGGTATGGATTCTGCAGAAGCGGTAAAATCCTTGACCGCTGCAATGAATACATATGGCCATCAAATAGAAAATACTACGCAGTTGGTTAGTAAGTTTGCTGCAGTTGATGTTAAGTTTGCTGTTAGCGCTGAAGATTTTGCAGATGCTATTTCTAGAACTGGTTCTGCTGCAAAAGGAGCTGGAGTTGATATTGACGAGTTGATAGGTATAGTAACTGCCGCCCAGCAAAAAACTGCTCGAGGTGGTAAAGTGATTGGTAACTCCTTGAAAACAATTTTTACTCGTGTTGGAAGAGCCGACACTTTAAATCAATTAGAAAATTTAGGTATTGCTGTTAGAGATATTGAAGGAAATACATTAGGGGCCAAAAAGATTCTTACAGATTTGGCGAATACATTTGATACTTTGAGCGAAGCTCAAAAAGCCCAAATCGCACAAACAGTTGGTGGAGTATTTCAAATCAACGTATTAAAAGCAATTCTTGGTGACGCAGCAAAACAAAATGGTATTCTTGCTAATGCAACTCAAATATCTGCAAACGCAACAGACGAAGCGATACAGAAAAATGAAATGCTACGTGGTACTATTGCAGCTATGGCCAGTGAAACTGGAACTGCTATAAAACAATTGAGCAGCGACATCGGAGAAATTGCCTTGGCTCCAGGCATTGAAAAAATTCTCAGCACAGTCAAAGGTTTTGCTGAAAATTTAAGTGGTGTGCTTGGAGATGGAGAAAGTACAGGTAATAGATTTGCTACAGGCTTGTTGAAGGGTATTGGTAATATTATTACTGGTCCGGGTCTAGTTGTTTTAGTTGGTGTATTTTTTAAACTTTTTGGTCAAGCTTTTAAATTTACAAGAGATAGTTTAAGTTCTCTTATTGGAATTACTAGTGAAGCACAAAAACAAAAAGCGATACAAACATCTCTTGTCGATCTTATGGGTCGAAACGCAAATTTAAATAAAGAATTGCTGAGGACAGATATCGGGAGATCCGAGAAAGAAAAAATAATTCTAGGCTACTTAAAAGCGCAAGTTGCAGAAGCAAATGTATTAAACAATATTTCAAAGCAGCTCGCATCCACTTTGTATACAAAAGGTTATGGAGCAAACTTAACTCCCGTAAGAAGGGGTCGAGCTCATGGTTATGTTCCTAATTTTGCACATCCAGAAAGAGAAGAAGCTGCTAAGGGTGGATATGCAGCAGGCAATATTCGCAGTATGCATATGCCTGGCGAGGGCTCGATTATTTACAATAGCGCAGAGAAAGTAAAAAATTTCAAAGGTATGACGCAACCCGCGATTATGCCTCCAGAATCCAGTAAGGCTGGAAAAAAATATCAACAAGCATTTGGGGATATACATGGATTTGATCCGTATGCTGCAGGGGGATATATACCTAATTACTCACAAACAACCGCAAACGCTGATAGGCGTATGGTAGTTTTTGCAGCTTCTACTCAAGGAGGTGGTAAATTTGGTGGTCAAGATAATGTTAATAACAAATTTTTTATATCTCCACCAAAAAAGAAAAACGAATCTTATAAATTTGCTGACGTTAGCAAGCAAGGAGCTAGGGGTGCGAGCCCAAGGGGGATGATCCCTGTTAATGTTCCATATTTTACAATCGGGAAAAACGACGCAAAATTAAATAACCATCCAGATGTTCAGTCTTTTATTTATGCTAAAATGAAAAAAGCTGGGCAAGCAGTTGCACAAGACGTAGCGAATAAACTTTTTAAAGTTAGAGGTGCAAGCGTAAAAAAAATTGAAACCAAAGACATTGCTGCATCGTCTGGCAATATATTTGAAGCTGCTATTATGGCTGCTCAAAATAAGGTCGCAAGAGAAAGTATGGGCCCTGATCCTGTTGGTAATACATTGTTAGATATTCCCAGAAAAGGCAGAGATAAATTATGGGATTTATTTGGAGCTGGAACCCTTGGTGGTTTGGGCGCCGAAGCCAAAATAGCATTAGGAGGTTTGGCTTCAAAAGCTGGAAAGCATTTAAAAAGTGCTGCAGAAAAATTTTATAAAGTAGATATAGAGAAAAAAGCTGCATTTGGAGGTCAGGCGCCAAAAACAAATTTTTCTCAAAGCTCTGCATTGGGTGGTTTGTTAACTAAAAAAGGTAAGGATATTTATGTAGGTGGAGAAAAATTTGATAATTTGTCTGACGAACAAAGCAAAAAATTAAGAGGTAAGGGGCTGGAGCCTGGGGGAAAGACGGGCATGTTTAGTTTTAAGCAATTAGAAAATTTGCCGTTTTCAGCGGGTGGATATATACCTAATTTCGCGGCCATGGCTATATCTAGACTTGGAGGTTTAGGGAAAAGTAAGTTTGGCTTGGCTGCGGTCATAAATTCTAACCCGTACTTCTCACAACTGCTTAAAAGATACGGTCATTGGAAAAACTTTCCGAGCCAAGAAAAAACAAAATTAAACAAATTTTTATTAAAGCAGGGATTCACGAATCGAACTCTTCAAGGATATGGAATTGCTAGTATGCATGGAAAAAGTATCGGAGAGGGTATTAGTAATGTGGCTGCGGCAGGCGGATACATTCCTAATTTCGCAAATCCATTATCTGATGCAATAGGGCGAGAAAGAGCAGCTGGAGTTCCAGTATCTCAAATTAGAGTTGGATCTCATGGAGCTCTTATGAATAAAGATAACCCTCTTGGTCTTGGCGTAACAAACACAAAGGATGAACCAAATGGTTTACGTGATGTATTTGGCGCAAATGGATATGTACCGAATTATTTTAACCCATTCAGCTTTGCTAAAGATAAAATTATACAAACTAATTTTGCAAAACAAATGACTTTAGGTGCAAGTAATCTGGAAGATTACAATAAAAAACTAAAAAAACACAAACAAGAACAGCAAAAACACTCTGCAGCGGTTAGCAGAATAGAAAAACAACTTCAAAGGAACTTACTTTCTCAAAAAGAAGTAGATCGATTAAATAAAAAATTAGCAACCGCTAAAAAACATGAAGCCGCAGCTTCTAGAAGAATTGCGTCCACTGCAAGGGGGACAGGAGTCGGCGGTTTTCTTGGTAGGTCAAGCGCTAGTATGGGTAGGGCGTTTAGTGGTAATGCAGGAATGATGATGATGATGGGCGCTCCTATGGCCGCTGGATTTGTTCAACAAGGAGGGATGGGTGCGGAAGGAGGAAGTCAAGCAATGTATGCCGCAGGGGGCGCATTGAGCGGCGCTGCCTCTGGAGCTATGATGGCGAGCATGCTAGCTCCGATGTTTGGACCTGCTGCACCATTGGTAATTGGTGTGGGAGGGCTGCTCGGAGGTGTAAAGGGACTAATATCCGCAAACGAAGAAAATACAAAAGCATTAAAAGAAAAAAGCGAACAAGAACTAAAAGCTCAAATCCAATCTACATCGCAAGCTGTATCTCAAATAGCTCAAGGGTCAGAATTATCTAGAACATTGTCTTCGGCAGGTATAACCGCACAAAGCATCGCGACACTTGGACTAAAAGGAGGTGATACAGTTTTACAAGGTTTACAAAAATCTAAGGTTGGTCACTCGGCTCCACAAGCATTAGTTGATGTTATGAAACAATATGAAGCGGGTAAAATGAAACCGGTATCTCAAGAAAAATTAAACAGACAGATTGATGTAATTTTAAAAAATGCAGAAAAGGGACGGAAGCAATTCGAAAAAACTAGAAGTCAATTGGGAGCATTCTTCGCCCCAAGAGATCGCGATGATATGCGAAGATATAAGGATGTAACATCCAGAGAAGAAGCTTTGGAATTTTTAAGCAAGCAAAATAATCCTATTGGTAGAGCTGCATTATATACAAAAACAGCACGAGAATATATGGGGGGTACAGGAGATCCTGATTTTTATGGAATAAAAACAAAGCAACAATTAGAGCTAACATCAAGTGGTCAAGCTCGATCTGAATTGATTGATTATTTAATGGAGAACGAAAAAAAGCAAAGTTTTGCTTACGATTTCGGCCAAGAAAAAGGGGGTACAGGCTACTTGGATAAAGCTCAGTACGCTGCCCTCTTAAAAGGTCAGGAAGTTGATATTGGTGGTCAAATTGGGCCACAGAAACTGTCGGAGGCAGCTATTCAGGAAGCGCTCACTAAGGAATCCCAAAGAATTCAAAGTGAATACGTCAACGCGCAAACACAACAAAAAGAAGCTTTAATTCTTCAACTCAACCTTCAAAAAGCTCAAATTATCGCACAGCAGGCCAGCGCAGACGCACAATTTAAGATAAAAGCAGAGTATATTAAGCAATCAAACCTACTTCAAATGCAAGAAAAATTGATGGGGTCATTTATATCCGATAAACAAAAAGCCGAAAATAAATACACAGACTCATTGAACAAAGCTGCTAAAGCATATAATGCAGGGGCTGAGTCTGCAAAATTAAGTTTAAAAACAGGAATTATGCAAGACATTTTGCAAAACCCTGTGTTAGAACAAGCTTTAAAGCAAGCATTATTTACAGGTACAGATTCGAAAGATATCACGAAACAAGACCTAACTAATAAACTTGCAAAAATGGATGATAAAGAATTGATTGATACATTAAGAAATATTAAGGTTGCAGAAGATGATATAAATGAAATTATAGAAAACAGAAGTTTACTCTATGGTAATCAAATTATCAATCTTGAGCGACAACAGAGTTTGTCGGTTTCTCAGGCCGCAAATGAAAAACAAATCAATCTCGTTCTTTCAGAACGCAAAGAGATTCTGGATGATATGAGCAAGAGAATGGAAGATTTTGCTAGTAGGTCTCAATTTTTGTCGGAAAAAGGAGGATTAGAGCGAAGAATTTCTGCCGCACAAAGAGAAGGGACCGGTTACATTTCTGCAGATAGACAACTGCAAATACAAAGAAGTGAAATGGAAAAATATACTATTCCAGGATTGCAACGACAAGGACGAGCACAAAAAGAATCTATACTCGAGAAAGTTGGAGTAGGTTTTAGCGACGAGGAGCAAAAGCAAATCATGACCATGCGAGGAAAAGATCTTGATATAGCGGAAGTAGTAAAAGCACAAAGAGGAAGAGAATTTGAGGAGAAGGGCGGTTCTGCTAAAATACTTGAACTGCAACAATTTGTAGATAACCCATTCAATGCATTCGGTGAAGGTCGTACAGAGGCTCAGATGAAAGAATACGCCGAAAAAGAAGCTAAGCTTAACGAATTAAAAACTTTAGATGCAGAAAGAAATAAGTTGAGCGACGATTTAAATAAAAAAATATCAGCCGCCAACCGAGACCTAAAAGAGCAAAACGTATTAAACAAAAAAAATGTAGATACTGTAAACCAAGAAATGCTTGCGCGAGAAAGAATGCACGATAGAATGACTGGCCCTAAGGCTGTGCAAAACGGTATGCAGGATAGCTTTGCGAAAATGGCAGATAATGCAGACAAAATGAGATATCAAATCGGAGAAAGAATTCCTAATTTATTGGCCGATGGATTAGCTCAAGCAATGCAAGTTGGATTAAATGGCGCAGAGGACATTGGTGACGCTATGCGTCAAATAGGAATAAACTTTTTGCAGGCAATACAATCTGCGTTTTTGCAACACGCTGCTCATAGTATCGTCGGAAACATGGGATTCAATTTAACAAAAAATGAAGGAGGTAAAATTCCTAGATATTCTACTGGAGGATCTGTTCCTGCAATGGTAACTGACGGAGAATATGTCATGAGTAGGCAAGCTGTCAACAAATATGGCGGTGCATTTATGCATGGATTGAACGTAAGAGGAAGTGCTCCTGAGAAATTTAGTCAAGGTGGTTTAGCAGACGCATTTGGTAAATTAGGAACTTATCAAGATAGTGGCTTGGGTCAAGCATTTCAGAATTTAGATCGAGGTAAAATGAATAACATCTATAGTGAAATGTCTAAGGCTCAACCGAGACAAATGACTATGGACAGAATGAAAACTGCCCAGATGCAAGAAAAGTCACTTCAAGATTTCTTTTCTAATCCTGCTAAAGCTCAAAAAGGCGGGCCTGATTTGGCAAATAAAACAGTGTTAAACAATTTAATGGATAATAAATCTATTAAACCAAATCCTGGAAGCTCAGGTCTTATTGGTAATCTTTTAGGTGGGATATTTAGTATAATTACCGCTCCATTTAAAATGATTGGAAATATTTTTGGGGGACTCGGAAAGTATCAGGGCGGTTTAATCCCTCAAGATATACAAAAATTTGCAGAAGGTGGAGGTGTTGAGAATGGAATTGGTGCGGCGCTCCTGCCACAAAAAGAGGAAGAACCTAAGCCTGGAACATTAATAAGCGCTCATGGAGGAAGAAGATATCATTCTGGCAGAAAGTATACCAAAAATAGAATGTCTGGATTTTTCTATAGTCAATCAGGAAATGTTGGATTAAGAGAAGATGCCGAGGGCTTGCGTAATGAGTTGGCTAAGGAGGAGGCTGCTCGAAGAGCTAGAGAAGCAAAAAAAGCAAAGAAAAAACAATTTATTATGAGTTTAGTGGGCGCTGCCGCATCTGCAGCAATATCTTATGGCATGAGCGGGGGGTTTAGTGGTGGTGCAGATTCAACCCCTTTATCTGGCGATCAAGGAGGAGGGCAGAGCATAATACCTACTACCGAAGGGGGCTCTGGGGTTCCAATAAGCAATTGGGATCTCACTGATGCACAATTAGCTAAAGGAGTTACAGTAGGAGGTCAGACTTTTTCAAGTCAACCAACTTTATCTGAAAGACTTAGGAGGCCGATTCATTATAACAATTTTGGGGGGAAAATCAATAAGTACGCCAGTGGAGGACACATATCTGGCAAGCCTGGTATAGACCAAATTCCAGCTATGCTAAGTGAAGGAGAGTATGTAATTCGCGCAAGCTCTGCCAGAAAACTTGGAAGAAGTAGGCTAGATCAAATCAACGCAGGAAAGTTTTATGATGGCGGATCTGTATCTTCTGACGATGAAACAAAACAAGAAACATCTAGCTCTTCAGGAAATACTAATAATATAAGCATATCAGTCAATGTAACAAATGGTTCTAAAGCAGGAGAAAATTCCGAGTCTTCAATAACAAACTCTGGGGAAGATAACAGAGATCAGGCAGATAAACAAAAGCAAATGGCGGAAAAAATAAAAGAGCAAGTTGTTTCAGTTATCGTAGAAGAACAAAGACCAGGAGGATTACTCAGTAAGACTGAATCATGAGTTACTCGAACTACGAACAATCCGTTTTTTTTGATGGGTTCAAGCTTTCAGGAGTGCAATCTGTTGCGGGTAGTTATTCAATTAATGAAAAAGCTATTAATGTGGCAGGCGTTGGTTTCGTAGACTCTATAGTTAATGCTCCAATGCAAGGAGATTTTTCTTTTAATAGGAAGATGGTAAGTTTTGATCCTGTATTAAGAACTAATTCTATTGGAAAATATTTGTACGATGAAAATGAATTTGATGGTGCAATAGCATATAATAATGACTCGAATGGTTTTGGTTTTACAAGAGGCAGGGTAAATCGATATTCGGTGACATGCAGCGTTGGAGAAGTTCCTGATATACAAACAAGTATAACAGTATATGGACAATTAGGGAAAGATGTTATTAATTATGATAATTATGCAACAGAAGATCATCCTGAAATAAAATTTATAGATCAGTCTAGTATTAAATTATCTGTTAGTGATTTTGATATAGATGCTATTAGTGATTTTAGTTATACTCGATCAATTAATCTTAATCCTGTTTATGCTTTAGGTAATGGTGATGCAAGTGATTGGAATCAAAATTATACAGATTCACAAAATTTAGAGCCAGTTCAGGTTGATACCACTTACCCTATTGAAACAGATATTAATTTTACTATGATTGCAAGTAAATACGAGATAAAAAGGATTGCCGATAGACTTGCTGCTTCAGAAGAAAGTGATGTAAGAATTGAAATATGTGATGCAGTGGATAACAATAATATTGTTAATTCTTTTACTGGTATAAACATGAAGCTTATGAGCGAAAGTATAAATTCATCAATAGAAGATGAGTTGTCTATATCAATGTCTTACAAAGGTTTCGAAACTTTATAATCATGAGCGAATCATTTTTTAGATTTGAGAATACAAAAATTCAAATAGATGGAAAAGATCTTATGGTTACATCTGCAAATCTTTCTATGGAAACTTCGCTACAATCCGAGAGAGTATATGGAGATTATGACGCAGAAATAGATGGTGCTACTACAGAGTTTGTAACTCATAGCCCAAATGCGGGTATACGCGGAACCCTTGAAGTACAGTTTTTGATTTCTGCAGAAAATTTCGCACAAGAGGGTACGCCAAATAATATAGACCGCTTTTTAGAGATCAAAGCTGGCATGAGCGAAAGATCAATTAACGATAATGTTGTGGGGCCGTATGAGTTTGATAATATATATTTAAATAATTTTGGTTTTCAATTGGTTCCGTTTGATTTGGTCAAAGCATCTGCTCGTTACAGTATATACGGAAGTATTTATAAAGATGCAGCACAAAGGTTGGCGGGCACCAGCTCTAATTTCGCTCACGCTTTTAAGTCATTTAATGATATTAAAATTAATAGTGCATCTAGTTATGGAATTTTTGGTAATGATTTTTTCGCTAAGAAACTGCAATATCAAATAAATGTAGAAAGAAAAGCTCAAACAAATATAGCTAATAGCGAAAGTAGTCTTTTTTCTAAATCTGCTGATGGGGTTGTACCTAAGAGATTATCAGTTTCTAGGATAGAATCAGAAATGAATATAGAATCAAATGAAATAGTGCCAGAATTAAATGATCGAGGAGATCAGCAGTCTTCATCTATATATTCAGAAAAAATGCAATCTACAGTAACCGCCTACCTTTTCTCTATGGGCGGAAATAGGCTTGCGTCGTTTTCTTGTTCTGGAAGAGTAAGCTCTCAAGGTTTTAATGTTAGCGAGGGACAAAATGGAGCTGCAAAAATATCAATAAAGGGGGTAGTTAAATAATGGTATCTCCATATAAAAATAACATACAAAACTATCGAGGTGATTTTGACCCTAATCAAGATTATAAAAAGTTTGATTTTGTATATAATCCACAAAATTCATCTTACTATTACGCAACAAATGACGTACCTGCAGGGGGAAGTCTAGAATCTAGTGGAAGTGGTATTGCTTATTATAAGCTTGATCTCTCTCTCGCTACTTTAGATTTTGAGGGAAAAAGAATTGGGGGTGTTAATTTTCCAGAATCTAGTAATATACCATATGATCCACAGGGATTAAGGAGCGCCTTTATTGATGAAAGCTTGAATATATCTGTTGAAGATTACAATCAACTACCTGATCAAACAGAAACTAGAGCAGGGCCTGGATCTAAGTGGTATATAACTTTAGGCAAAGACTTTTTCTCTCCGATAAATATTTCTCAATTATGGATTAAGGATTATTTCTTTTTTGACGCAGATTATGGCGCAAGAGTTAGATTTAAAGCAAACAATAATCAAGTTAATTTTGGTAATGGGTACTACTCTACTCAATTAGAGGATATTAATGCTTTTACTTGTGAATTTGATTTGACTTTTAAAAACAGAACCAATAAAGAGGCTAATGCCATAATGCATTTTTTAGAAAATCATCCTGGGTCTCAATCTAGCTCGCCAGAATCAATGTCCTTAACTTATTCTCAGGGTATTAAGGGTTTTTACTGGGGCGGAGACGCTATTTTTCATCCATACGATTCTGCTGAAATGCAAATCAAGGAATTTCATTGCGATAAATTTTCTCATCAATTAGAATTTGAAAATAATAATAACCTTAGTGTGACATTAAAAAATTATACAACCTCAATGTTAAATAAGTCTGAATCTCTTTATGTAAAAAGAGCTGAAAATTATAATTCAAACATAATGTATAATAGAAATGATGTAGTGTTTATGCCTCAAAATCAATCATATTATTATTGTATGAAATCTAGCGGATTAAATGCTTTTCCTATAATGGTTAGAAATCAATGGTCTAGGCAAGGAGGGTCATATATTGATGTTAATAAAGATATTTGGGCAAGGCATTTTTTCTGGAAGCCATCAATAGGTTTAACTATAAGTTCTAATATTAAAAATTATAAAATTAATGTTGGTAATAGTTATACTCAGATATATAAAGGTGGATTAAATGATAATTTACTTGAGTTTGATTTAGAATTTAATAATAGAGATGATAAAGAAGCTTATGCGATTCTTCATTTCTTGGAAAGCAACTATGGAAATAGGCCGTTTCAATATACATTGCCTGCTCCTTATAATGAAGAAAGAACTTTTATATGTGAAGAGTGGGAGCATGTTTATAATTATAGAAATAATCATTCTGTAAAAACTAGATTTAAGGAGTGTCCTATAAAAATTACTCCTGATATACTTGATTCCGAAAAAGATAAATCTCCGACAGTCTTGGGTGATCCTGTTTTAGCTATATTTAGGAATACAACTCTTAGAAACAATGAGTCTATTTCTGAATTTAAATACTATGAAAATTTAAGACATAGGGTAAAAATAAGAAATTCAGGGGGTAAAGATTTGAATATTTCTTCTATGGATTTTTTCGCTCCAGAAAATAATGGTATTGTTTTAAGTTTAGCTGGCCAGAATGGTTCTGCAAGTTGTATAGCTAAGCCTTCAGATTTAAATTATAGCGTCTATTTGGGAAGAAAAAATTTACCTTTTAATCTTTCGTTTAAAACTGTAGAGTTGGGGCGTTCTTTTACTAACGGAGTAGATGGGGGTTATTCTTTTTTGCATAATGGGGTGCAATTTTTTCAAAAAAATGATGGTTCAATTATAAACAGAGATACGGGAGAAATTGAAACTAATGTTGACTACTTTATTGTTGAAAGTTTTTTTAATGCAAATAAAACGAGCGTAATTAAGGCTGGAAAAAGTTCTTATTTTGATGTGATATTTAGGGGTGTTAGTCGAGATCTTTTGGCTGGTAATTTATTGGGTGAGGATGAGGCTGGTTTATATAATATAGAGGCAAATCTCATGAATAAAAATGGTAGTTATGGTAATAGGTATTTGGAAGCTTTTTCTGCATCCGTATATTTTTATAGTACATTAAAAATAATCAGTAATTCTTATTATAATAATGGTGTTGATGAAGTTAATTTTAAAATACTAGTTGATACTTGATATGTCTTTTAAGTCTACAGATCATTTAAATAAAGAAATTTTTTCTTTAAGTCCTGACGTTCTTGTCAATTTGTATGAAATAGATTTTAGTAATTTACAGCATAATTTTGAAATCCTGCAAGATCAATTTGGGGTAACGGTAGGAGAAGATTTAACTTATAGATTTTGTGGGGCGATAAATGGTTCAAACCCTATTATATGGCAAGGTTTTAGTTATCAACCTTTACCTATTAATAGTGAAGGGTTTGAGCATAAAGCTGACGGCAGAATGGCTAGGCCTAAGTTATTGGTGGCAAATCCTGATGGGTTGTTTTCAAGAATATTAAAAGCCAATCAGGACTTTGTGGGATGTAAAATTACTAGAAAAAGAACTTATGTTAAATTTTTAGATGCAGAAAATTTTCAAAACAGGAATTCTTTTGAGGGCATTAACCCTTTTGGAGAAAGTGATCCAGACGCTCATTTTCCTGATGATGTATATTTTATAAATAAAAAGATTACAGAAAACAGGACATCCTTAGAGTTTGAGTTAGTCTCTGTATTGGAGATTGAGAATGCTTATATCCCTGGGCGAGTGATTCATTCTAATTTTTGCTCATGGTCTTATCGTTGTAGTATTGGCTGTGGCTATAAGGGTAAACCTATTGAGTCTGCGAAAGGAGGCTCATTTATTGACAAGATGTATGAAATTAATAGCAGTATTAGTGGTGAAATCATAAATAATTTAAATAAAAAAGTAGATGACATTGAGTCTTGGAGCCATAACAAAGGAAATTATCGGGTTGGTGACGTTGTAAAAATAATAAACGAAAATGAAAAAAATCCATATAAAAGAGTGCCATTTGTTTTTGTTTGTACAAAAGATCATGTATCCGGCTCGAGGTACTATCCTTTTTTTAGGCAAGATTACTGGTTAAAGGATGAATGTTCGAAAACAATTAATGCATGCAAGAAAAGATTCGGAAAGCATCAATATGATTTTGCAAAATATGTTGATATCAATGGCGATGTGCTTTCTGAGTATAAAAATAACAATCCGGATGGCTTGACGAAAATTCAGTTTGGGGAGAAGTATTGGGATACGTATGGAAGAGCGGAATATAAAAATCCAGATTCAAATTCAAGTCACAGACCTCCGCCAGAAATTGGTATAACCGATGAAGGCCATCTTCCATTCGGAGGGTTTCCTGGTACGCATAAGTATGGATATGTTTAATCAGGATCTTGAATCGCAATTAATTAAATTTTCTGAAAAAAATAATGAGCAAGAGTGTTGTGGATTAATAGTAAGTTCGGGCGAGAATTTAAAATTCATTGCTTGTGATAATATAAATCCAGATCCTAAATATATGTTTACTATAGATCCTGCGTGTTTTTTGAATAGAGATGTAAAGTATGTCTTTCATTCTCATGTGATTGGCAATGAAAAGCCGTCTAAGTTAGATATTAAAAACTGTAAAATTGTGGATATTCCTTATATAATATATTCGTTGAAAACTAAAAAATTTTTTTTATTAGAAATATAGTGTAATAGGTGAAAGGTATAAGGTAATGAAGAGGGTCTTTTTATATGGCGATTTAAAAAGACGGTTTTGTAACTCAATCGAAGTTGATGTGAGTGGCATAACCGACCTTGTTCATGCTTTAGAAGCTAATTTTGATGGATTTACTAATCATGTTATCCGTAGATATATAGAAGGTAATGAATACGCTTTCTTGAAGAAAGATCCAAAAAAAATAGAAAACCAGGAGGATTTGCAAAGTAGTATAGTATCTAAGGATTCAGATTATATATTAAGCTCTAAAGAAAAAGAAGTTCATATTATTCCTTTTTCAAGTGGAGGAGTTGTGGCCAAATTCTTTGGCGCTAAATTATTTGGAAAAATAATGTCGGCTATTGTTTGGTCTGCTGTAGCTCAAGTCGCTATGAATATATTATTCAAACCTCCGAAGCAGAGAACGCCTAAAACTATAAGCACTAAATCTATGATTTTGAACGCAAAGGCTAATAGCACAAGCCAAGGCTCTCCAGTCCCTGTTGGATATGGAAGATTAAGAGTGGGCGCAGCAAATATATTAACATATCAAAGCAACAAAACAACTTCAGGAGGTGCAACCGGAATTGAGTCTGCGAGCGAAATAGAATTTGTGGATTTAATTTCAGAAGGCCCAATAGGTGGTTTTGCTGACGAAAAAGGTCTTCCGGTTGGAGGTGGTGGAGTGGGTGCAGGCGCAACCCCTTTAATAACTCAGAAATCAGAGGAGAATTTAAAGGGTATATATCTAAATGACACTCCCGTACTTGGTTCTCATGGATTTAGAAATTATATACTTAATGAGAGGGAGAATGGTTTTCCAGAGTTATCTGTTGGCGTAAATAATCCTACAGGTAGCGTCATTAATAAAGCTTCTTATATGAAAAATTATGATCTAGATTTAGTGGGTCCAAGTTTTGAGAATTTACAAGGTGCGACAAATGCTGTAGTAAATTCAGTGGCTGCTGCATATTTACTTCCTGAAGATGTAATCAATCAATCTGGTTTACCTGTTGCTCATCGAGTTTATAACGAAAATATTGATATTGTCACATTCGCGTTAACAAGTCAGCAGCAACATCAGAACGTTAAAAATGCTGATACACAAGCTAGAACAGTGATTTTTTCTATATCTTATGCATTTGGATTAAATTCTAGTAATAACAATGAAGCTGTTGGAACTCCAATTCAATTAGGATTTGAAAAAAATGATAACCGCTCAAGTTTTTTTACGCCAGGTATTTCTCCTGTTAAAGACCAATTTTTTATGAGTGATGCAGTGGGAGATGGTGAGTATGGATTATTCTCCTATTATAATAAAGATGATCAGAAACCACCAAAACTATATAATAATTTATTTAATACTCATGGTGTGGCTTCGAGCGCTTTTCAGTTTGATATTAGTGTTAGATTTAGCGAAGAAACTAAAAGGAGAATTAAAAATGAAGGTATTACTTTTAGGATACTTAAGCATAGCGTAGAATTGGATCCTGCAGCAAAAGGTGCTGTTGGTGGGGCAAATAACGTACAATCTTTAAAGCTTGATTATGTTCAGGAAATAACTGCGGCAAATTTTACTTATCCTAATAGCGCTATATGTAAATTACTGATAGATGGAAAAAACTTTTCTTCTGCCCCTGAGAGAACTTATCATCTTTTTTTGAAAAAAGTTTTAGTGCCTTCTAATTATGATCCTGTGTCTAGAACTTATGATGGCGCATGGAGCGGATCTTTTCATAAGGATGGATCTGATACTGAGTCAATCTCTAATTTAGGGGACTCTCATAGATTTTGGACCAATAACCCTGCTTGGATTTATTTTGATTTAATTACGAATCCAAGATTCGGACTTGGAAGAAATGGAGTTGACTACGAATTTGTTAATAAATGGCAGTTGTATAAGATAGCTAAATATTGTGACGAATTGGTTTCAACTAGTTATCCAATAGAGACTTCTGATGGAAATTTAGTTGATTTTAAATATGAAAATGAAGGTGCTGCTGTTGATGAAAAGGGTGAATTTACTGTCAAAATAGATATCGATCAATATAATAGGTCTGTCGAAGATTTTGGAGAAGGAACAAGTTTTGCAGGTAAGCTTGTTGCTTTTTTCATTGGTGACGATATTGATGTAAATGATTCCAGTAAAAATTTAGAAATTTATCAAAGAGAATTAAAGAGAGTTGATAATAACAACAATACAATCATCTTGAAGGGCCCATCTTTACCTACAAAAATAGTTGATGATGTTAACGTTTCTATTGGTAAGTGCGCACTTCAAAAGAATCATAAAATTGTTGAGCCTAGGTTTTCTTGTAATGTTTATATCAATGAAAAATCAGAGGCTCTCGATTTAATTAATAAACTTGCTTCAGTTTTTAGGAGTATTAATTCTTATTTGGGTGGTAAAATTTATGCGATACAAGATGTTCCTCAGGATCCTATTCAAATATTTAATAATAGTAATGTGGCTAATGGGGAGTTTAATTATAGCACTGCGGACAAAAAAAGAAGGATTACAGCTTGCGTTGTTCAATTTGTGAATGAAGATAAAAATTATGATGTTGATTCTGTTTACGAAGAAGATGCTTTTGCTATGCAAAGGTTCGGGTTTGTTCAGGAAGAAATTGTTGGATTTGGCGTAACTTCCTCTTCTCAGGCAAGAAGATTGGCGAAATGGAATTTAATAGCGTCTCAGTCAGAAAATGAAATTATAAAATTTAATGTATCTCAAGAGGGAGCTTATTTATACCCGAATTCAATTATAGAAGTATCTGATGAAAATAGAATAAGTAAAGAAAAAAGCGGAAGAATAAAGTCAATGGGCGAGAGTTACACAAAAATAAGCGGAGGCTCAGAAATAGTGATAGATAAACCTTATTTTGAACTAGATAAGGATATCACAAAAACCCCAAGCGGAACTCCTGTTGAAATAAAAATAGCCAGAGGTATTGGTAATATTACAACAGAAGATCTCGAGAGCTCTTCCGCTTTAGAATCGGATCATGGAGTAGATCAGGATGTAATGATCGAAGGGTTCTTTTCTGAGCAAATCGTCATATTTCAGGGAGTGTTGTCTCAAATTCAAAATTCTCATGGATTTCAAAATATAATAACAGACTTAATTTTAAAAAGATCTATCGAGATTAATGTTTTAGAAAATTTTATTCTATGTAAAAATCATGGTTTTCCAGAAGGAGCTAAAGTTTCTTTTTCATCTGATGGGGTACTGCCTTCTGGGATAAAATCTTCTTCCGTCTATTCTGTTATAAATTCTTCCAAAAATTCTTTTCAGTTAGCGATTGGAGGAAATGTTATTAAAATTTTTGATAAAGGTAAAAGTGATTTAATGGAGAATGGTGGTCAACATTATGTTTATTATAGTAACGATTCAGCTAATAAAGAAAAAACTATAATAGAAATGAACTCAATCGCCTTTGGTGCTGCTTACAATATAACCGGGTTTAGTGGGGATATAGCTGGCGATTCAGAGCTTGCGTACAAAAGTGGCGGCGGGAATGTTTTTAGTGTTTTAAATAATGTTGTTGATGGCATGGTTCCAGGCTGGTATTCTGCGGATTTTTTGGGAAGTTTTTTCGTATCTCCTAAAAGTAAATTTTATGTATACAGTTCTAAGCGATTAGGGTGGGTTTATATATCTCCAACTTCTAGTAAGGATTCTTTAATTATACATAAAGAATCGTTTGGGTGGATGTATAAAAAGCAATATATAAGTGATAACTGGTGGTATATATACGAAAAAAAATCTTGGGCTTTTTTGTTTGGCGGAGAAGATGATTATGTATTTATCTTGGGGCAGGATTACTACGATCAATATAATGTTGGTGATATTTTTCCTTTTGGGCTTGGTACAACTTATGAAGTAGTTGCTAAAGTGAGCGAAGGTATTTGGATATCAAGCGGAGGTGCTTGGGAGGACCGTTTCGAATACACCCCCTTAACTCAATCAGCGGCGCCAGATTTGAGCGCCCCATCTTCTAGAGTAGTAGCTATAGAAAGTTATGAATATATTTCTGCCAATGATTCTGTTCAGAAAAAAGATTCTGTTGTTGTTAAGTTATTTTCTAGTGATGATATTGATTATAATACTGTGTCAGAATTTTTTATTAAAATATCTTCTAAAAGCACGTTAGTAAATAAAAATTGGCAGGTTATATTCAGAGGGGGGCGCAGTTTTGAGCTGATAGATTCTGAACACGACTCGGGGTTTCAAGGTGGAGATGCTGGTGTATTAGATAGCGTTACCATAGAAATAGATTTTTCTATGTTATCCGAAAGGTATTTTAGGTCTCAATTATATAGAGTTTTAAGTGTAAAAGAAGCCAAAGGGAACTCTTATGAAGTTATCGCATCAGAATATAACTCTTCTAAATATAGAGCAGCAGATTCTTCCGGTTTGGTCGAGTCTCCTATACTCCCTTTACCTCCTCAGGCAAACATGTCTGTTCCTGCAACCCCTTCAAATTTAAGGATTGATTTAACTTCTACTTAATATGAAAAGAACATCAATATTAGTTAGTTTTAATATAAATGATTTGCAAGCAAGTTATGAGGCTGTTGTTTCTTCTAAAGATTATTCATTTACAAAGAATTTTGGCAAGGGGTCTGATTTAGTTAGTTTAGTCGGTCACAATTTTTCTCAAAATATATCTCTCGAAGGAAATTATGGTAATTTTCAAGTTAGAATTTATGCGATTAGTTCTATAGGTGTTCGCTCTGATTATATATCTGAAAATGTAACTGTTGTTCCTCCTGAATTTTATGGAACATTTCAATTTTCAGAGTTAGTAAATAATGTTGGCGCGAATGTGAGTAACGCATCTAATTCTTATACTATAATAAATTCTCCAGAAGATTTTTCTTCTGGAAATTCTCTTGAAATATCTGATGGAGTTTATGATAAAAATGTAAGTTTATCTTGGAGCTTGAATCCACCTTTTGGTCATGTGCTTCATGGTCAAAATTTAACAGATGCTTTATTGGGAGATACTTTTTTTGATCATTTTAAAATAAAAATTATTAAGTCTGGTAATGAAATAGATCTCAGTTTTTTTGATGAAAATGGAGCAGAAATATCTGCATTGGCAAATTCTTTATCTGTATCAAATAGTTCGGTTATTGATAAATTAAATAATTACAAAGAATTTAATTTAAACTTATCTGATGAGGTTTTTAACGCATTGAATTTGGGTAGATCTTTTTCTGTAGAAATACAAGCTTTTGATTCAAAGGGTAATGATTGTTCTGCATCTATAGATTTTAGTTCTACTCCTCCGGTAATTAATTCTTTGACTAATAATATAGTTGGGAATAAGTCGACTTTAACATGGGATTATTCTGGTATAACCGTAGGTAAGTCGAACAGTATTAGGGTGATATCTATGCCATTATCATCTTACCTTAAGGATTCTGAAGATTTTGAAGAAAATTTTTCTTTTTTCAGTTTAGTTGCTAATGCTAAAAAGTATAAAAATATAAGCGGTAATACTTATGCTGTAGGGGATGTGGTCTCTTATAATGGATATGTATACGAATGTATATCTCAACATTCATCTTCAAGCTCAACGCGACCAGGTAATAATAGTATATGGACTCAAATCGGTCCAGAAGGAGTTTATAACGTATCTCAGCAAACCTCATCATCTAATAGTTACGAGCAATTTCAGGATTGGGGTTATAAATATTACTATTCATTAACTCCTAGTGATATAATCGGGGAAGGAGATAGTGTTGAATATAGAATTGCTGGAGATTTAGCGGCTTCTAGTTCTAGCGTATCTATTCAAAACGGATTAGCTTATGAGGATAGAGGGGATATTGTATTTAGTTGGGACATTCAAGATAATAATGGTAATGATGTAGATTTAGATCAGTATAGATTTTCTAGTAATCCAAATTTTCCTCCGGCAATTCTTGGCATTAGTGGGCATTTGTTTGACTTAGATATGTGGAGAAATTATTCTAAAGAAGTAATCATTAAACAATTAAACGATGGCCGAAATTCAGTATCAACAAACGCTGATGGAGAATTATCTGCTGCGCCTAGCGTAGGTGTTTATGATCGTTATGAATATAATATAAGTGAGAATAGAAATATATATACATCAAGAGGTTTTCCTGCGTATGAGGTATTTAATTATGAAAAAATATATAATCAGGGTCAGTATGTAATTGTATTGGATCAAGAAGGTCTTTATTATGCAGCTCGAGACACTTTAAATTCAGATTCAAACGGTAAGTCTATATACGTAAAACCTTATTATTCTGAATTTAATATAGAAGATAATTATAAAAGTGGAGATTGTATTGTAGAAAATAATTCTATATATGAACTAAAACAAGATTTTGGAATTGATAGTTCTAAAGGAGTATTTCGTTATGATTCAAATTATGATGTTGGTGATTATGTTATTGCTTCGAATAATTTTGTTCAAAAATTTGATGCCGCAAAAGGTTATGAGGTAGATGAAATTGTTACTTTTGAAGGAAATTTTTATATTTGTATTACTGCACAACTTATATATGCAGAAGATATAAATAATAGAAATTATTGGGCATTGTTATCAGAATTTGATGAAATTGAATGTTCTTTATATGTAGCCACTAATGCAGTTTCATCTAATGCAAACTATCCTTCTCAGGATTCTGTTAATTGGCAAAAAATACAATTAAATAATGAAAATTATTTTTCTTTAATTATAGAGCCATACCCTATGCAGGGTTTTTCTGACTGGTCTTCTTCTGTCGTGTACGAAGAGGGGGATGTTGTTGTGTATAAAAATGACACTTGGGTATGTGCTTCTCGAAATTCAGGGCAAAAACCGGGTAGAAGAAAGATGTATTGGAGTAATTCAGCTCCAGATGGCGTTGATTTAGTAGAGGGATTTGGTTATAAGGAGGGTGACTTAGTATACGCTAATGGTTCGGTTTATGAGTGTTTGAGGGATAATCCTTTATGTGCTCCATTACGTTTAGAAAATACTGATGCTAGATCTTCTTATTCTCAGGTTGGCTGGAAACCATTCTGGGTTCAAGATGAAACTTACAATGATGTGGTTTTTGGTCATATGGCTATTCCTGAGGGAGGTAAGCGCGGAGTAGGGCTCAGCCTTTCTATATTAGACATAAATGAAGAGCCAATATCTTCAGTAAGAATTACGGGGGTGAATCCCGCTCCAGTTATATCAAATCAAGATTTTGAAATTGATTCTATAAGCGTAACAGAAAGAGTAAAATTTAATTTTAAATATTTATTAGGATTTCAGGAAAGAACTACATTCTTGGAACTATATAGAAAGCCAGCTCAAGATTGGATTGACGATGATTATACGTTTGAAATTAGGGATAAAAAGAATTTTGTAAAAAGAGTTGAAGCTAATGTTGATGATGCTTATGGTGAAAACATAGTAGAAATAGAAGACTTTCCTCCTATTGAAGTGGATTCAAATGGTAAAAAAATTGCTGCTGGTTATGTTTATAAGTTGTTGCCTTATGATGATTTTGGTAGTGGTCAACAGCATTTTGTTTCTTCCGATAATGGAGATAAAATTATTAGTGTTTTTCCTAAAAATTTATCGAATCAAGAAGAGGGTGCTCCAAATGGGCCTGTTATTAGAGCTTCTCAAGGAATAGCTAATTTAGGAGCAGTTCCTTTTCCCGTGGATAATTTAAGTGGATCGACTGCATTTGAAACATTTCTTTTAAACTGGGAAACAAGAGATAATGATATTGATTTCTTCGAGTTGTGGCAAGAAAAATCTGATTCGAATGAAGGGGCACTTATAATACAAGAAGGGGAGTCTACTCCTGAGTTTTTATCTCAAGAAAAAAATCAAGAAGGTTTCAGGAGGTTCGCTGGAGCTTTATATAGTATTGGTGATACAGTACCAACTGAACAAACAGAATTTTCTGTAATAAATGCAGAGAAAATTTTTGATATTCCTGGAAATACTAGAACTGTTTCCACTTCTGTTGCTGGCGACGCCAATTCTTCTGCAAATTTTTGGGTTAGAGCCGTAGACAAAGGGGGGAATAAAAGTCCATTTACAGGATCTTTTTTAGGAGATAGCAGTTCAAATATTCTTGGATTATCTTTAACTGCTGGAGGTTTTGACCCTCAGTCTATAGATGGATTTGAGAGTTCTATTACAGAAAAATTTCCCAAGAGTATAGCTTTGGTTCCTGATAACCCATTTATAGCTGGAGATAGAAATGCATGGTCTTCTCATAAATTATTTTGGAGGGGTGGGGAGTATAATATATCAGAATATGATAATACGGATTTTTCTGCAGAATATAGCGAGGGATATGTCTATTGGAGGACAGGGGATAATGCTTATGGTTTTTCAGAAAGTCATCCTGCTAATAATTCTGATTTAGAATTTGAAGATGGCGACTTTATTGTAGCTAGATATAGTAAAGATGAAGAGGGAGCTCTCCATGTTTCTACTCAATTTGTAGCATATAATACTGCTAGTATTGGTACTGCCAACATAGTGGATGGTGCAATTACTAATGCTAAAATTGGATCCTTAAGTGCAGATAAAATCACAGCAGGATTAATAAATAGTCAGGATATACAAATTGGTGGTACTGGAGCTATAAGATCTGTCGGTTTTAATGGTTCTGAGACAGACTCAGGTTTTACTCTTAATGGTGATGGAGAATTCATATTTCAAAAAGTAATTGGTAATCAGGTTTCAAAAATATTTTTTGGTGAAGAGGGCTTGGTTATACAGGGTAAACTAAAAAGTACCAGCGGAAAAACTACAGAAATAATTAGGGGTTCTGCAAGTACTGAGTCTTTAAAATATTATCCAATTACAGAACCAATTCATCATCCTGATGGCTATAATTCTATAATAATGGAGGATGAACTTACTTTTTATCCTTTTTGGCACGAGAAAATTACTGACACTACTACAGAGTATGCTAAAGCGACTGCTCCTACTATAGAGTTTACTTTTAGAATTCAAAATTCAACACTTAGACCTGAGGATATAAGATTTAATGTTTTTGCGGTAAAAGATGGTGATACTGTACAGATCGTTGGTGACGAGCATCATGGTGGGCACGGATATGATATATATGGTTTTAAATTTGATCTAAACAATAATAGTGGTGATGATATTGTTATTGATGAAGATAGTATGATTGTTAAATGTACACTTGATGGTGGATATGTAAAAGATCATGATGTTTGGTCTAAAGCCCTTGCCCCTCAATACTACCCTCACTCATACGGTTTTGATTATATGATTAAATTTGCATTTACATCTGATTTACCTGGTGGATGGTTATATGATAATGGTCTCGAAGGTAAATACTTTGCTGAAGATCAAATTGCTGATGGTGTGTTGGTTCAATATACATCTATCAGCGGTTCTGGAACTGAACAAGTAATCGTAAGAAGAACTGCTGATGCTGTCGCTGGCCCGCAGGGTCAACAAGGTGAGACTGGAGCATCAGTTGATTTTTGGTTTACAAGAAGTCATTCTTTGCCAAGTTTTGTGGATTCTGGTGAAAACCCAGGTGATGAATGGTATACAGATTTTTCAAAACTTTCTGATACTATAAAAGCGTTCTCAACCATTAACCCGAAAACTGGTGAACTAATAAATAGTAACTATATAAAATGGCTTGAAGGCAATAGTAATATTCAAGTAAATTTAAGTGATATAGGTTTTAATTATTATGAAATACCAGACGTTTTAAATCCTAAATTGGAGGATTCGTGGGGGCAATCTCCTGGGGAAGTTGTTATTAATAGTGTTGTTCAATCAAGTAACGGTGATATTGTAATAACTTTTGCGACAGCCAATGGGGGCCCTGTGTATGGTATGGGGTATTTACAGTTTGATTTAATCGCTAAGGGATCTTTGTATTCGCTGAAGGCTCAAAGCACTGGTAACACTGATGAATTTAATTTTTCAAATTTACAACAAATTGAAGGTGATGCTATTGCAGAAATAGCTGTTCACAGAGTATATAATGAGGGTGAGTTTGATGGATTGCCTATTGATGTACAAAAAGTATTAAGGGCTATTACTTTTAATTTTAGAGAAAACAAATTAAATTTAAATGAAGATGGTAAATTATATGATGCTTCCGGCTCTTTTAGTGAATTTAGTAACTCAGACAAAGCTGCGCTAGAGGCTGAGCTGGAAGAATGGACCACCGATCAACCTTCTTTAAATCCAGGGCAAGAATTAAGATCTGCTCTTTTATTATTCGCAGGATCAAAAGTTGACTCAAAGTCTACACCTTTAAATCCTGATCCTATAAGTATTGATATTAGACAAACAAGAGAAATATTAACTATACAGGAAATATTTTTTAAAGCTAGTCCGACTAAGCCTAGCGATGAACATGCTACTCCAAATACATCTCCTGAAGGTGGGGGGTTAAATGTACCCGAGGATAATTATCAGAATAATGGTTGGTATAACTCGATTGATAGTCTTACTAATACTCTTAACTATCCTGCTGACGGCAATAAGCATATTTGGCAAATTAGGGGTAGTATTAGTGATGGTGGTAGTAATGCTGAGGAGTGGCAATTTGATGATACTATTACAAAATTATCAAGTCAAGAATCTATAGAAGTAAAAGTTTTTTATACTCAAGATTTGGGTGGCAGTCCAATGGATACCACAGAATTGGGTAATAAGATAAATGCTCTTGATAATATTGATGAATTAACTCTAAACAATGACACCTGGACATTGACAGGTTTTGATACTCTGCGGCAGAACGACGATAATTGGTATTTTGATTTAAACCCGACAAGTGTTAACACTAAGTACAGTAGAACATATATGTCTACGGTTGTTTTTTCTAAACCAAATTTAGATTCAAATACATACTATCGAGTTGGCGATTGGTCTCCGTTAAGTTTATTTGTTTCTGATGGAAGATATATATTGCCAGAAGTTACTGTACGAACTATAAATGATGATCAAGATGCAGAAGTTATACAAGATGTATTGCGGATTCCGACGGATGAAAATAATAATAATTTATATGATCATGATATACTACCAATAACACTTAAAATACCTAAAGGTAAGCGTGGACCTGGAACAACTTTTAGAGGTAAATTTTTAGATAGTAATGGAAAAGTTAAAGAAAAACCTTACGTAGGTGGACCTGATGACCCGATTCGTGACGTTGTTGAGCATAATGGTTCTTATTACGTATGTATTCAGAGCTATAACGCTACAGAATCTAGTAAGACCCCTGATGAGGATACTAATTATTGGCAATCCATTCCTCATTTTGAGTCAATTTCTACAGGTTTACTTTTGGCCGAAAGGTCTTTTGTTACAGATAAACTTGAGATTGGCGACGAAGATGACGATGGAGGATTGATAAAATCTGTTGGTTTTCGCGGAGGATTAATTACAACTGAGAGCCAGATGGATTGGATAGGTTATTATAGCTTGGCGAAAGGGTATAATTTGAGCCTTCTCGACGGCACAAAGAATGTCTATAGTGAAAATTATAACACTCCAGGTTTCTTGCTTGCTAATATAAGGATTGCGGACAGCTCAAACTTGCCAGAAAATGGAGAGATGCATTCTTTCTTTGATGTCGGGGGTCCAGATCAAATAAATAAATTATTGGTTGACTCTGGTAAAAGTGACCCAGGAAACTCTTCGTATATTAGATATAGTTCTATGACCGGCAAAATAGAGCTTGCTGGGTCATTTATAAATAATTCAACATTAAATGAAACCGCAGTTTTTGAAGCTGCAGACGATGGACAATTAATAGACAGTAATTGGGTTCTGGATGAATATGGAAGTTTTATAGGCGGTGGATACAATAATGAATTATCCGGTGATACTGGAGAAATGTATATACTAAATATTCCTGGCAATCTGTGCGACTCGATGATGACCTCTGGTGGTAGAAATGTTTATGATTATGGATTTGAACCGTACGAACAATGGAAACTCAATCATTGGCAATGGGCTCCAGTGAGTCGTGTTTGGTTACGTAATAGTGATGGTACTTATGGTAGGCGTTTTACCAAAGATGATATATTTTATAACAATATAATCATTACAAAAGAGGAATACGATGCGCTAAGTTATTCGACAGGTTTTTCTTGGTATAGCGGTTGGGGTAGTGATGGATGGAGGGTCTATTTTGGTAAAGAGCATTTTATACAATGGGTAAATGGTAGACCCGCTTTTGTAAATACAGGCTCTTCTATAGTTGCTGGAGCGGGTAATGAAATAAAAGGTAGATTTTCTACAATATCTGGTGGATACAAGTCTTTATGTAAGGATAATTTCTCATTTATAGGAGCTGGTTATAAAAATGAAATGTCCGTAGATGAATCGGAATTAATTTATCATAGTGTTGGAATACCTCCATATGAATACGACAAATCTTTTACGCAAATTAGGACTGTATATGAATACTCTAGGGCCTACGCTCAAGATCTTGCATACTTAGATTATTACGACAACGTTAGTTTTGAGGCAATTTCTGCAGAAACATTCTCGTCTGGTTATTTTACATATTTTTATAAGCCAGCGTATTTTGAGGGAGATCCTGATGGAGAAAGTCACGTCTGGACTGGTAGTTGGTCAAGTATATACCGCACAGCCGCTCAGTGGATTTGGGGAAAATACTTCAACGTTTCTAATCCAGCTGGGGCACAAAATTCTAAAGAACAGTATCAAAATTATCCAAGGGGTAATGTTTATCTTTTTAAAACCTTAGACGATCCTATGCTTGATGATACTTCGGATGATTTTAAGTTTGTAGACAGTAATCAATATCCGGATTTACAACTAATTCATGGAACTGAAGTGTATCAACTTTCGCCTCAAGGCGATGAATACTATGATGAATCGACTCTTATTTCTTCTTTTTTAGATAGATGTCTACAGCCAGGTAGGCGGGCAGAATTAATTCAAGATATGGGTGGGGGTATAGAAAATATGTATTTTACTATAAGGGAAGTCTACAGTCAGGGGGATTCAGATACTTGGTATTATTACACTACTCAAATGGGAAAAGCAGTAAGCTCTGCCTACCTTATACCTTTACAGAAAATTGGTGATACGTATTCAGTTAGAAAAGTAAATGGTAAAACTAAAAGATATCAACTTGAATCTCATTCCGAGCTTAAATCAAGGGGTTATAGAGTAAGAGACGGGCACTCAAGGTTTAAAGCTTATGAAGATTATACTTCAGGAAAAACCTTGAAAGAGATAACTGTAAATCAAGACTTTGGTAAGTTTAGACTACCTTATGAAGAAATATATACTAATCAATCATATATCACTAGACAATTAGAGTTAGGGACATTAACTCTAGAGCAGGAAGACTTTGAAAAGCTTCCTAAGTATACTTCATTAGATTATTGGGGCAATTTATATTTAGGGCGAGATTTTTTTGAAATTAGAGATTTTGGTTACGGACTTTCTGGGTCTCATCAAGGAGTTAATTTCATGGGTTCCGGAATAAATAACAAAATTGAAGGGGGCTCTAATCAAACCATATTAAATGGCAATAATAATAAAATCGAAAGCAAGGTTGGAATTTTTGCTCCTAAATTTGATAATTTAAACTCTTGGACTAATAAGAATATTTTAGGGACTTACGATAGTGACAATATAGTCTCCAATGGAAAGTTTGAATCTTTTTTTGGTAGATTAGATGTCGCAGATTTTCAAGCAGGAGTTCCAACTAATCGAGTAGTAAGTAACTTAAATCTCAGCGCATGGGTTCGTCTTGATTATATAGGAGATAAGAATTATAGTATATTTAGTTTTGATCCAGAAACAAGAATCTCTAAAATTGAGGATGAACACGGATTAAATGACCCTAATTCTGAGAATTATTTAGAGGGAAGATGGGTATATTTAGCTCGAGACTATGATTTTTTATATCTAGATAAACCTATAAAATCGATGTGGGTGTATCTATCTGATATAAGTTCTGTAGGAAAAAATCCAACGCACGAGGGTTGGTGTATCATTTATCGAAATAATAGCTATAATGCAAGAAAAAATATTACGTTTGCATATACCAAATAAAGTTAATTTAAAATTATGAATTTAAACCCCCCAAATTTAAGTAATAGTTATGGCAGAGACTTTACTTCTCCTTTGAATAATAATGGTTTTAATGAATATTATAATGAAAATAATTTGATACTTGCTGGTAACGATAATGAAATATTCAATTCTCGATCCTGTTCAGTTATTCATGGTAATGGTAATTTAATATCGAATAAATATAATTGTCATGTAATTGGAGATTATTTAGGTAAAGAAAATATAACCGATCTGGAAGACGGTTCGTTTAATGTTGGTTGTTATAATGGTATTAATTCATGGGGAAAAATAACTGCAAAAAGAGGTGGCGCAGAAATAAACGGAGCGTTGCTTTTGTCGGAAACTAATTTAGCTGATGGATTTGCTAGTATAGAATTTAAAAATGATAGAGATGTCGCTTCTTCTAGAATATCTCTTGGAAAAGATGAAACGCAACTAAATTATGATTCATTTGCTCAATGGGCACAATTTAATTTGGGTTTTGTGGGTTTCGATGGTGCTAGTGGTTGGTATTCTTCCGGCTGGTTTCTGAGCAATAGTTGGGAAGCTTTTGTAGACTCTCGGGAAAATAATCCAGATAGTGGAGATGTATCATTTGGGGCTAATTTAAATAGCTGGATTTACTTAAATTTACACGAAAATAATAAATTTTATGATTTTAAAAGAAATGTGGTTGATAGTACTCCGAGTATCTTTTTGGCGTACGTAAATGTATCTCAGAAAGAATCTAATAACTCATTTTGGGCTTATCTTGGTGATAATGATCCGGAAACAGATGCAACCTGGGAATATGAAGATAAATGGGTTTGGTTTTCTCAAGGAACTTTTCCTTTTGCTTATGTTCACCCAACCGGAAGTTGGATATACTTTTATCAAGACGAAGATAATCAAAACTATGTTCCTACTTTTGATAATATATCAAATCTTAGTATTAATACATTACACACTATTGAGACTATTGGTGGTAGCAGTGACATTATTATTGATTCGCAACAAGATGAAACCGCTGCAAACTTAATAGTTGAAGGTAAAACAAAATCTATCCAAGGCTTTGTTGTTGGCTCAAAAGAACAAAATAGTGAGGTTACATGGACTAGCGGAAAGGGCCCTCCCACTAGTAGCGGACAACCAATAGAAGTCCAACAAGCTAGTAAGGGTTCTCTTTATACTGATATTAATGGTAGTAATGGTAATGTGCTTTGGGTTAAAGAGAGTAGTTGGGTTCCTAAATAATTTAAGAATTTATTGCTCTCATTAATATTCTAGCTTCGGTCGCAGGAATATCTTCAAAGTTCATCCAATTTTTAACGTTTTCGTTTTTATATTTACCATTACTCCACCAGTCTCGCAATATAACTTTAAATTCTTCAAAGTTACCACAGTTTAATTTATCTTTAGCCATATTCTGAATCATTGAGTGGGGTGTCAAAGAGGGACTCATGGAGCTTTGCTGCGGAGAGTTTTTATCTGACTTATCGATCTCATCATCACCAACGATATGTACGTTTAGAAAATTTCTTACAGCTCTAACAAAAGCTCTATTACACGCAATGGTTTCAAGGAACTTAGTCGCAAAACTGCTTGTGTTATTTAGCGTAGCATTAGCCATGTCTTGATAAACGACTGGTTTGCCGCCTGTTTCGTAATTTGGTAAAAAGGTTACATTGCATATCACAGCGACATGATCCTGCTCGCATTTAACTACTTCATAATTAACATTAGAAAAGCCTCTAAGCTTTGCTAATTCTTTTATTCCAGATAATTTAATTAATAATTGATGATCTTTTAATCCTTCTATACTTCTGGGTACATCTTTTTTTCTTAAATCAAACCAAGATTTATTTGGAAATAAATGTTCATCTTTTATCATTGATCTCCAATTGACTGATCCATCTGTATCGAATATATAATCTACTTCGTCTAATAAGCCAAATTCATTCCTGTTGAATTTACCAGGTCCGTCTTTATAATTTTTTTGAAATTTTTGAGTTTTTTTTGTTTCCATAATATCTTCCACTGCACAATCTGCTGTGATTGTAACAGAATTATCTGTTGCTGTTATTGTTTTATTCATTGTATAACATAAAGCTCTCTGATTCTTCCCAGAAATCGGGCGAATCTATCATTGTGTCTTGATCGATTAAGTTTTGCTTCCACGCTGCTTTACTTCTATATATTTTGTTATTTGATACTAATATTTGAGAGCTTTTGTATTTCGTATTATTGCATATTTTTTCGTGGTTGTCAATATCTTTTTTACTTCTAGGGGTAATTAGAAAAACTTCCCAGTCAAAAAAGTTGATTCTTAATTTACTTAGGTTTTCAGAATCTTTAGTGATTAGTTTTAATGGTATACCTAGATTTGATATTTCGCTAAAATAATTTTCATCATCATCTAAACTAACATAAAAATTTATTTGATTAATATTATGTTTTACTAGCTCTAGTAATTTTATATTGATTTGTTTATTTAAAAATAGATTTACTTTTCTTTCGTTTGCTATTTTAATAATATTTGTTTCATCGAAATATTCATGCCCCATAATGTTTCCAGGTTTATTGTCAAACTGTTTTCCGTCAATTACTGTATCTGGTATAATGCATAAAGATGTTGAACTATAATTTCTTCCAGTATAAATTGTGGAAATTTTTTCAAGATCATTTTTTATTTCGAGTAAATCTAGAATAGATTTAGCAATCTTTTCGGGTTTTATTTTGTTTATATTATCGATATATTCTGACACAAGAAGATTTGGCTTGAAGTTTTCTTGTTCTGTATTTAGACAAATTTGATTATCAGGAGAACCCCAGAAGGGTTTTACATAGTTACTATGCATGCTTCCATGAATAGAAACTATTTTTTTGTCTTCGCTAGAAGCCACATTAAGCAAGAAGGATTCTGGGCCGAAGAATAAACTACAACCTTCAATCAAGTAGGCTTGTTGCCTTAGCGATGCGTCGCTAATTTGATCGCAACCTTCTATAGTCCAATCCGGTGAATCGCCGAGTAATAAAACTTTTATATTCTCCTTTTTTAGGTAAGGATTAATAAAATCTATTACATCTTGATAGTAATGATAAAACTTAAATTTGTCTCCATGGCAGGCATGTAGTACAATATATTTTTCACTACAATACGGATAGTAGTTTTTTTCTATATGAGGTGAATCTATTTTCACTCCACATGTTAAAGCGTACTGTTCTATTTTGTGCATAGATCGAATTGAATTTTATCTTTATTGTTTCTTGTTAAGAAATTATTTAAAGTATTTAATATGCAGGGTTGAAAAACCATCTCAAAATAACCGTCATGCTCTCCATAACCTTCCATTAATGGGAGATCGTTCATTGATTCGTGGAATGGTATACATTTGTGCACATATGGATTTCCATCTAGTATTTCGAAAAATTTAGTTTTTGTTGCTACATAGATATTGTGATCTGGATAGAGCTCGTTTAAGTTTTTAAATAAAGATGTAACAAGAAATACATCTTCTTCTGATGTGGGGACGTTTATTAGTATCCTTTTTCCTTTGTCGTCCGACAATAAGTCTTCAAGGTTTACTTTTTTGTTTTCACTATTTTCTTTTGATGCAACCTTCTTGAAGTACCTTAATACATCATCTCTTTTTAAGTCTGTTTTTAGTCTTTTTATCCAGTGATTATAACCTTCGTCATATTGGTCTACTCTTTTTTTTAGTATATGTTTATATATATCTATTATGAATTCACTGTCAGTAAGATTTTCTGGAGGGTTGTATTCGGGATTTCTTTCTTCTGATGTAAAATCAAAGTCCCATTCACAGTGTGGCATGTTGTCAATTATTTCTTCAAGCTTTTCACCTACAACCTTTATACTGTAATTTTTCAAAACAAAGTCTCTAGATTTTTTCCCTATTTCCTTTCGCTTGGATTGTTGCATATTGAATACTTTATTTAATTGATTTGATATGCTATTCGGGTCTGTGCTGGCTTTAATAAATTGAGTTCCTTGCTCTCTATACTCTGTCCATTTTAAGGGTAAGCTACCACTACCTTCTACGCAAGAATCTTCGCCGCAACTATAGTTGGTTACTAATGTTATTAGTTCCGCAAGTTTGGCTTCTTGTATTGGAATTTCTTGACCTCCGCTTGTGAATGGGTGGCAATATACGTCCATAAGATTGTAGATTTCATTAAGCTGTTGCTCTGAGGCCCCTACGCTTGTGTTTGGTGTTATTTGCGAACTTTTAGAGCCGCAAAAACTACAATCTACGTCTTCGGATTTAAAAGGTTTGATTTCATAGGATTTGCAATTTTTGCATATATGTGTTGTTAATACTGTATTGGGGTCTATAGAGTGTTCACTCATTAGTCTTTTAATGTCCCACCCTTCAGTCCAGTTTGTGTGAAATAAAAGTTTTGCTTTTGAGTTTGGGTTTTGTCTTAAAAATTTATTGAATCCCTGTAATAAATTGGGAACGCTTTTTCTAAGTTGATTTCTGAAGACGAAGCCTATTATAAATTCGTCATCTCGCAAGCCTTGTTTTTTTCTTAATTCACTTCTTTCCTTATCGCTTAAACGAAAAAAATGTTTCGTATCAATAGCTCCCCTTAGTGTTTTTACATGATCGTACCCCATCTTGTTTAATGACTTTTGCGCAAAAGAAGCCCACGTATAATAGTTTTTGATATTAGGGGCAGACCTTACTGCTTCAGGTAATATAGGTAAGCTATCTAAAGTAGTCCATATCATAGAGTTAACTTTATTCCACCATATTTTATCTGTATATCCACTAAACGCCCATATATCTTCTATGCCAATATACACATCCGGTTTTTCTGCCTCTATTACTTTATCAATCATCTCCGATCCGTAATGAGCGCTCCGTGCCATAGACGGATCTTTGCTTAGTGTTTCTATTAATTTCGGGTCATTGGGTAATGACCCTATACATTTCCAGGGCAGTTGTTTTAAGCTAGGGTCTGCCCATTTTTTACCATTAGAAAATTCTACTATTTCATATTTACCTGTTTTATGTAAATGTATTAAAATATTTTTAGCGTTTTTACCGAAGCCAGTTAAGGCTTTACAGTGATTGCTGTGGATTAATACTTTCTTTTTTTGCATTAAAAAGGTACGGGGGATTCTTGATTTGCTTCTTGAGAGGTTCCTTGTGTTTTATTTTGTTGGGATTTGGCGATAAGTTCTTGCTCTTTTTTAAATCTGAAGTCGTGAAGCTTCGAGAAAAAGTAATTAAAAAAACTAATTATACTCTTGATTTCTCCAGGTTCAATGGGTATTCTGAATGTCTGGTTTCCGTTTCTTGTTATATTTATTCCAAAAGCTGGTACAGTAGTTGTTTTTCCTTGAGATTTTGTTTCTTTATCCCAGGGAACGCATTTGATTGACGTCTTATTATCATCAAAAGAGTGAAATGTTGAGTATTCTGTCCTTGTCTCGAAGGCGTGAATTATCGCTCCAATTTCAGACTCATTAAATTTGAGGCTTATCTTTTTCTCGGGATCGCTAGCATTGCCAGAAAAACTTCCGATTTTTTTAGTGGAATCCCAGCTGTGCTGCTGGATCGCATTTATGTATATGGTTGGTTCTTTACTCTTATTGCTGCCAATAGAAAATTTAAAGGCGCAACCTGAGTTTTTGCTGTTTGGTTTATATAGAGAAATAGACATATTGAATTTGGATTAAATATACTGATATTATATTTAATAAGATTTTTTTCAAGTTGTATTTCTTTTTACATAAGTTAATACTGTAGTAGATGTTTTGTTGAAAGTTTTTTTTCGAGATATGTGTTTGGCCCTGCAGAGGCGATTTAGGCTTGCAGATATTTTTCCGTAAGACATTCCACCTAAATCTTCTGCAATCTTGTTATTGGAAAAGTAAATTGGTTTTCCGTGCCCGCCCTTCGTTAAGAGGTAATTAAACACAACAAGATCATTTCCTATTAATTTGCCCTCTATGACATCTTGCTGTACCTGGATTGGTAGTTGGATAAATTTAGTCATAAACATATCATGCATTAAAAATTGAAATTTGTCAAGTACATTCAAAAAAATAAACGTCGTACGTGCAATTTATTGAATGATATATATTATATAGTTTATATATTTTATAATTTTATTTATTAATAAATTAATAAATGTTTGACACAGCTTTATGTTTATGATAAAATATTTGACATAATAAAAATGGAATTCGTAAATTTAAGTAAAAAGAAATGCTATTTAGTTAGATGTTCTGACTGGTCTACTATAATAGAAGCAGATAATGAAAGTGAGGCTTGTTCACTATCGTTAGTAGAAATGCTAGCTGAAGAGGGTAAAAATTTAAAACTATCTTCAGTAATGTCAACCACCAAATTAGTAGCAGATATAATGGATGAAGAAGTGGAGCAGGACGTTTGTTACCATTCCGTATCAAGGATGCTGGCGAATGCAGGTTTTCATGACCTATCGTCTAACGTAAAATCTATTTTTGAGTCATGAAATTGATAGGCATATCGGGATTAGCTAGGAGCGGCAAAGACTCTATATACTTAAAGTGCAAACCTATACTAAGGAGCATGGGCTACTCTGTGAAAAGAGTTGCTTTCGCTGATTGTTTAAAATCTGAGTGTGACGAACTATTATCTAAATATACGGGAATTTCAGCATTTACAGAGAATACGGAAGAGAAGGAAATCATAAGACCATTATTAGTAACTTATGGAACTCACATAAGGCGAAAGCTTAATAAAAACTGTTGGATAGATAAAATCGACGGAATGGTTAAAAGTTTTCTAAATGATGACATAATTACATTTGTTACTGATGTAAGGTTTGAAAACGAAATAAACTGGATTCACGACCTAGGAGGCTTATCGGTATACATATCAAGAGATGGGATAAAAGCTCCCAATCAGGAAGAGTTAAGGAACGATCCGAAATTAAAAAAATTATCTTCACTCAAACTCCATTGGGGAGATTTCAACGAAGAAAGCTTGCACAATATAAACTCAACCATCAACCAAGTTATAGAGGGCATAAAAAATGAAAGATGAAACTATTATAAACGAAATACAAAACGATAATCCTAACCCTGAATACATCAGCGAATTAATATCAAGACACAGTGGTATATATCTAGATATGGTAAACACTTTATGCGATAAAAGAATATACCCAATAACTTATAATGATTTCGTAAATGATAAAGATTTAAATATATATATTAGCGCAAAAAAATTTGACAAAACTAAAGGTGCAAAATTTAGCACTTTTCTTGGCAATCGAACCAGGTGGATGTGTTTAAATGAATTCAACAAATCCAAAAGAAAAATAAATACAGTTAGCTCAGACTTAATAGATAACATATCTGAAAGTGTTTATGACGACTCAATTCATGAATGCATTAAAAAGGACACTTTTAATAAAATAATAAATATCATAAACAATCACCCAGATCACAGGGTTGAAAAAATATTCAAAATGAGATATATTACAGGAGACGGTAATAAAGTTACTCCTTGGAAAAATATATGTGGACAAGTAAACCTCAGCATACAAGGATGTATTAATGTTCACAACTCAGCAATACAATACATTCAAAAAAATCTAACAAATTAATTATGAATAAATACATAGCATTAGGAAATCTCACGAGAGACCCATCAATAAAAAATACCAAGAATGACAAAAGCGTATGCAATTTTAGCCTCGCAGTTAACAATATTAATGATGTAACATATATCGAAATAGAAACATGGGGTAAAATCGCCGAAAACTGCAACAACTATTTATCAAAAGGAAGCAAAGTTTTGATCGAAGGAAGACTTTCTTTAAATCAATGGGAATCTAAAACTGGAGAAAAAAGAAGTAAAATTTTCTGCATAGCCGATAGAGTTCATTTTCTTAAAAGTACAGAAAACGAAACTAACCATAAACAACAACAACAACAAGAAGACAGCCAAGAATCCACTGATGAATTTTCGGACGTACCTTTTTAATGAAAGATATAATAGTAAACTGCCCAATAAATTCACTATCAATAGGTAATGTTTCATTAAACTTACTTAAAGAAATTTATGATTCTAAAATAGATTGCTCTATCATAGAAATGGGAAAAACAGACATATCATCCTTTGATGATTTAACGGATGATTTTATAGACTGGCTTAACTCCAGCATTAAAAATGCCAATAAAAAAATAAACAAAGACTCAACTACATTAAAAATATGGCACTTAAACGGCTCTCATGCAAGAGTTTCTAAAAATCAAATACTATATACTTTTTATGAGCTAGATCAACCAACTGACTCTGAAATTAATCTTGTAAAATTTCAAGACAAGACTATTTTTAGCTCTTCTCACGCAAGTAAACTTTTCCCCGGCTCTTACTATGCGCCATTAGGTTTTGATAAATCATTCTTTAACACAGATAGAGAATATTTAAAAGGAAAAATACATTTTGGATTAATGGGTAAGTTCGAGAAAAGGAAGCATACTAAATTAATTATACAGAACTGGATTAAAAAATTCGGGAACAATAAAGATTACCAACTGTCATGCTGTATAACTAATCCATTCTTCAAGAATGAAGATATGGAAGCTATAATTGCAGACACATTAAATGGAAAAAAATATTTTAATATTAATTTCCTACCATGGCTTCCTAAAAATTCTCAATTCAATGATTTCATAAACTCAATTGATATAGACTTAACAGGAGCAAGCGGTGCTGAAGGCTGGAACCTACCGGCATTTAATGCAACTTGCTTGGGAAAATGGAGCATAGTGCTTGATTCAACATCTCACAAGGATTGGGCAAATGAAGAAAATTGTATATTAATAAAACCAAACAGGCAAATACCTGCAGTTGATAACATCTTTTTTACAGAAAACTCTGAATTCAATCAAGGCGATATAAATACTTTTGACGATGATGAATTCATATATGCAATGGAAAAAGCTATAGAAAAATATAATATAGTTAATACTAATGGAAAAAAACTGCAAGAAAAATTTACTTATAAAAATACATTAGAAAAAATATTAGAATAATGCCTTTATATACATATCAACACCCAGAAACTAAAGAATATATAGATATTATTCAGGGAATGAATGATACTCATGTATATGTAGATCAAGAGGGTGTTTCATGGAGAAGAATTTTTTATTCACCGCAAGCTAATATAGATTCAAACACAGATCCCTTTGATAATCAAGCATTTATAAATAAAACATCAAACCAAAAAGGTTCCTACGGAGACCTTATAGATCAAAGCCAAGAGCTTAGTCAAAAAAGAACCGATAAACTGGGTTATGATCCAGTTAGAAATAAATATTTCAAGGAATACAAAAAGAAAAGACGCGGAGTAAAACATCCGCAGGATAACAGTTAAAAAAAAGTGTAATATTCCCCGAGATGTCTGATCAAGGGAAATATAAAAACAATCCGTTATATAAAGATATAACGAAGCTTGACCATTTATCACCACAACCAACCTTTTCGTATAGCTGGAATACTCAAAGTGGAGTGTGGGAGCCTAGCACTGTAGGCACAAATTCTTCTACCCTAGATTTATCCTTCTTAGAAGAAACATTAAATAGAAACAACCAAAATATACTATCGGGCATATCTGGTATATCTATCACAAATGATAGCAACACAAATATTTCTATAAGCAGAGCAGATTCTCAACCATGGAAATTAGTAAGCAAAACCGTTAATCAAAAAATAGAAGAAGATTTTTTATTAATGGAAAATATTCCAAACGAGCAAAGATTTGGAGAATATTCTGGCATTACTTATGGCTCAGACAGATTTATAATTGATGATCTCTTTAACACCTATTACCCAAATGCAAGATCAAACCCAAGTACCCCCGAAACAGGTCACCCAGAATATTTTATACATGAAGAGTCTATTGATACCGGAAGAGGCTCGGAGCTTTATCAAACTTTCCATAGTGATACCCAATTTTCTTTAAGACAGGAGTGTAGTGGAGTGAGCCCAATTAATTCTTATGAATTAAAAGACTTTTCCAAACTATACGAGCAAGGCCTTCTTGATAGTGTATTACTATTTAACGAGACAACCTACCCAATACAGTTTCATACTATAGATGAATATTTTGACGAATCAAAGCTAGACGATGAAGAAAACACAAACATGATGTATTTATATTCTGATGCGTCAGTCAGGATTAGCAGCGATGAAGCTAAAAAAATATTTATTAAATTACCACACTGTATATCGGGATACACTGCCAAGTATACATTAACATATAAGTCTACAGGATACTCAGATATTATATAATTATGGAATTTTCAAGAATAAGAGAGCCCATTAAAAAGACTGGTCCAAACCAATTTATAATTGGTGATTCTCCAGTAAATAGTCAACTTTCATTAACAGACGGAAAACTCCAAGTGGAAGCAGTGGACGCCTCTTCTTTGTTGGAAATTAGTGGAATAAATTTTGTAGAGTACTTAACTGGAGACTTAACTTTCTTAAGGAATTTAGATAACAACTTAGTAAAATCTAGATATGAACTCAAGGAAGCTTTTGAAGTTAACGAAGACAATGAAATAGTTCCATCTAACGCAGAGTCTATTTCGGATACAATGTGGATTTTAAGAAACGAAACAGACTTAGAACTAAGAAATAATATTTGGCGTTACAATACTGGGCCCGAAGCCTTCACAGACGATATATCATTTTAATTATGGCGACAAGAAATTTAGTACCAAGAAATAGCGGAGAAGGGGGTGTAGGAAGAATACCCAAAGCGTGGGCTAGTGGAGTATTTGATAATCTTTACATAAGAGGGTTTGAGTTCACCATGGATCAACCTCTAACCACTCAAGATAATGTAACATTTAATAGTGGAGACTTTCCTAGTGGATTAACTGTTAGCGGAATGACAATCCCAGAAATACATGACATGTTAGATAAAAGATCTGGAAGCATGGCAGACTTTTGTTTTTTTTCTGACGCCTATTCAAATCATGGAGTTACAAATAAATCTTACTACGATACAATCCACGAAAACCATTTTATTTCAGGAATTAGCGTAAGTTCTGCGGATGATTTACGGCTCCACTTCAGGTGGGATGGACCAAAAGATCAATATATGGGCAAAGCCTTAATCAATAACATAGAAATACCCAAAGAAAATATTATAGAACTAGGGGATAAAACAAGAAGATTTGAAGGTTATCTAGACAACTTAAACCTAACAGGAAAAACGTCAATCACTGGAATAGCTAATGGACAAATTTCTGTAATTTCCTTACTAGAAGTTGGTGCAGGTCCATCCGCAACAGATATAGTAATATCTGAAATTTCAGAAGCTTCCGCCAAACCAGGTCAACTTTTAGGAGAGACTCACTTAAAACAAGGAGATAGAATAAATGTAGATGTATTTTTTGACAGAGAAGATATAGCCTCTATTAAAGTATTAGATTACGGATTAGCTGAAGAAATTGATTTTCAAAGTTATACAATCTCCAGCGAATCAGATTTCTATAAAGCAACTATCCCTGTGACTATATCAGACAGATCGGGAACTCAAGGAATAAAAGTTCAAGCAGTTGATGATTTTGGTACAACTGGGGTAGTTGTGTCTTCAGAAGATTTCGCTCATGAAAATACCACAAGAGAACTCGATCAATTATATCCTTTAATAAACACTTCAGATCCAACATCCTACAATGGAAGAAGTGACGGACTAAGAGAAGGAGAGTCTGCAACCTTTGATAATTCTATATCTAATTGGGATGAGCTTTCAGACGAAATTGAATATGAAGCACTAAGCTCTTTCATACAAATAGAAAACCCAAACATTTTTGAAGAAACTAAATCAGTAAATTATGTAGATGGAATATTTAGCGATGTAGATAATATAGAAATTTATGCAATAAGAAAAAATAACGGCGCAACAGACAGGAATAAAGTTAATGTTAAAATAGCAAATGGACCAGTAATACTATCAACGCAACTTGACTCTCTAGCTTCTGAATCTGAATCTCCCCACATAATAGGAAACTCTCAAGTTAAGGCTGGTGATACGGTTTTATCTAGGATAGAAATTAACACAAATGGTGTTGAAGCAAATGATATAAGTATATCAATACCCAACGAAGGAGTTGCGGATGGCTCGCAATCTTTTTTCTCATCTAGCTACCAAAGCAATGAATTACCTAATGGCAATTTTGAATTTACAATTCCAATCAAAGTTTATGGAGCATTAGGTTTTAACAATAGAGACGGAGATCAGCCATCTAGCTTTATAGCAAGAAATAATTTTGGAACACAAAGCGATAAAGTAACTTCAACAGACACAGCTGAAGTGCATAATGAAACTATTCCAGAAATATCCATAAATAGCATCTCATACCCTCAAGGACAAGAAGCAATTAAATCTCCAGAGCAGGCATCCATCAACAACACGGTAATTAATTTTGATCAAATACTTTATTCCTCTCCAAACAATCAAATATCAATAGATAATAATACTACATTAGAAGAAAATAAAACTGTTACATATTTAAATGGAGATTATAATGTAGAAAATGATTCTGGGATAAATAATTTTAAAATATCCGCAACAAGAAACGCCAATGGAGCAACATCAGAATCTTCTAAGGTTGTAAACATTGCAAACCTTCCAATCATTATATCAATAGATGGAATATCTCTACCAATCAAAACATCATCAACTCCCTCTACTACAAACGAATTTACATTATCAACAAATCAATTGATGCTAAACATTCCAAGCTTAAACACAAGCAATGATCAGCAAGAACAATCTATACTAAATAGCATTGCCTCTGGAACAGGAAAAACAAGCAATAGATATTCCTTGACTGTTAGCGATCAAGATACAAAAGGATCTTTCCCATGGATAGTTTCCGTAAAAAATTTATCCAACATAGAAAGTAAAGTAATTTCTCAAAACCCCAACTATATACTAGAAGGTTTTAATGAAAGAACTATATTCTCAGACCCAAATAGCATAGGTGCAGGATTAGCAGACATCGGAACATCCGTATCCAATCCATTAAATTTAAATTTTGAAAATATTTCAGAAGGAGGAACCGGGCCAAACGGGGGAACAATATATTCATACGAGTCATTTGATGAAGGAACCGTTTTCAATAACTCATTTGATATAAACAATAAGTTTTCAATTTGCGATGAAAACGGAAACTTTAATCCTCAAGGAAATTTCGTATTTAATCTAGATAAATTAAACAGATCAGCAAATACATCTACTATAAATCCAGCATCTTTTACTGTATCAGAATAATATTAAATTCCCATTCTTGTTATAGAAAAATATGTTGGACTCGTTAGTTCTGCCAGGCTTCCTGGTCCCGCAACTAAGTTTCTTGAAAATTTAAATTCAATATAATCATTGTCATAAAAGTAAACGGGTAAGCTCATACTTGCAAACCTTTTTGAAGCATCTGCAGTATTACCTCTTAATCTAATTGCACTGAAATGATTTTCATTAGTTATATAACCAGGAATAGGTGGACTTCCTGTAGACAAATCTTCATCTTCATAACCCGAATAACCAAATTTCGTTCCATTTTTAAACATCTCAACCTGAACCCACGTATCCGAAGAGTTTCCATATAATCTAGCACTTATGTTAAAATTAACTAAATACATACCCTCATGAACCACAGTAAACCTACTCATTCCAGATTGATTAGTTCCTACAGAAGCGCTAGTCCCATCAATATATTCACTAGCTGAAACTGAACTTGATGCTGAAGTATTATTAAAAGGAATAAGAGTATTCAACATATAGCTTTGAGAGCTTTGATAAGATCCAACCGCTGGAAAAATAAACTCATCAGGGTTTGTCGACCCCGCAGGATAATCTCCCATAACGCTTGCAGTATAAGGATACTCTTGAGTTTTGTTTGATTTAATCTTGTAAGAACCTGAATCGATATATATATCGCCGATACTATTAGTAATATATAGCTGAGAATTTGCAGTTGATGCGTACCCTATATAACCTAATTGCGTGTCAGACGAATTTTTAAAATTCATATAACCGGCAACCGAGTTATTGACAGAGTTGTTATTGTCCTTTAGGGTTATTACAGGAACTGAGTTCTGAATAGTTATATCTCCATTATTAACAGTTAGATTGCCGTTAAGCACTCCTGTATCACTAAGTGGTCCAGACGAAGCAGAGCTAAGCTCGGCTACCTTCTGCCCTACCTTGTACAATATGGATGATGTATCTGCCACTTAAATATAATAACTTTTAAAATCAAGCATTCAAGCCAGACATAAAATCCTCAAAATTACCAAGGTTATCAAATCCTGGCTGATCGGACACTTCCCCAGATGCAACGTCTGCTGCTGAAGCGGTTGCGTCAGAAGTCCTTTCGACTTCTAATCCCTTAACTTTCATTTTTAAGTGACCCAAAACTGGAAGCCCTGCATTGTCTTCCTCATATGTTGCCTCGAAGAATCCTAGATCAGTGCCATAACTAGCAGCAGTACTGTCTCCACTATTATATACAAATCGAGCCTTTCTGTCATTACCACCGTTTGCTATGACTTCTCCAGCTTCTATTTCAATACCAGAAGATCCTCCTACACCACCAGCTTCAAAATTTCCACCTCCATTAAGATTCAGTTTGATAATACTATCTTCAACATCTAAATTGGTTGTATTTACTGTAGTTGCTGTTCCATTGACTGTAAGATTTCCGCCGACTGTAAGATTGTTAGTAACATTCAAATCACACTCTCCGCCTGCAGCACCTGCATCTCCAATAGAAACAGTTCCGCCAAAAGCAACAATCTGAACCGTGGCCCCAACCCCAGCCTGTGTTGATTCTTCAGCACTGATTGATGCTAGTGAACTTGCCATATCTTGAGATTTTAATGATAGGAATGGTGTTGCAACGAATTGATCTACTTCAATACCATTACTATAATCAGCGCCAGCTATAGTTGCCGTTTCGAACTGATTTGTATTAGCGTTCCACTGCAATACCTCTCCACCAGTTAAATTCGCATTATTATAACCACCTACATCACTTAAATCGTTCAAGTTTTTATTCCACAAAAAACTAGATGTAGCTCGCCATTTACCTGAATGCGCGTTCCAAATTAAAGCGGCTCCATCTTGAGAAGGAATGCCACCTGATAAGAAAGTTTCATCAAGATCTGATAAAGAAGAAAGAGTGTGGTTATGCTCTCTAGTAGCGTATACATTTTGATATTCATAAACCCTAAACAAACCATCTGTTGCGCCACCTGACGCAATAGTAGAGCTCATTGCGGTGGTAATAAAAGAACCATCGCTAGCAATTAAAACACTTTTAAATTTATTGGAAGAAGCGTCGGCATCTGGTATATTTGCCACAATAGTACCAGAATCCCAACTGTTGGTTGTTGAGTTATGTACAAAACGCTTTATTTGATGGCCAGTAAAATCAAACTCGGACAACGAAGAAAATGCACTATAAGCAACAACTATAGTAGTTCCATCTTCCGAAGAATCAATACTATAAGCATTACTACTACCAACCGTAGACGTAAAAGGAGCACCCTTGCCGACCCAAGCGGGCGAAGCCTCATGATATTCAAAAGAATAAACTTTACCCTCGTTCGCTGTAACCATCGAAAGAGTAGTAACATCTCCACCGGTTACATTATTTAATACAGGAGTAGCAAAAAAATCATTAACAGGTAAATCGGTAATTTCAATCAATTGATAATTCGTCGCTCCATCATCCGCAAGATAATCGTCCCAGTAACTAAATGCATTAGAAAATATAGCTAAACTAAATTTACGCTCATAAGGACTTTCTCCTGCAGCTAGGTTCGCTGATACAGCACTATAATTTGCATCACTATCATCTATAACTATAACTGCACCAGCAGTTGTTGTGTTACCCGGAGCCCCAACTGCAAGCATCTCACCATCTCCACGGTAAGACAATGAGCTACCAAATGCTCCTTGAGGAGTTGATCCCACGTAATCTCTAATTTCAGTAAAGCTTGGAGTAGCTACGCTCTCTAATTTATAAACAAAAACTCTTCCCGAGTTCGAGCCGTCTGCGTTAGAATCGAAACAACCTAACGCAACCTTTTCTCCGTTGTCAGTTATAGATATACTATGAGCTTGCTCAGTAAAACTACTGGTAGTTATAAATCCCAAGTCAGTAGCTGTTACGGTATTATCGGTCTCATCTCCGACTAATGAAATATAATGAGCTTTAGCTAATTGACCACTGGATCCATCATAAGATAGCACATTATACAATATCAACCCGCCATCACTTCCCGCTGGCGCAATACCATTGATTGTGAATTCGTCAAAAGTCAAAGCAGATAATTTAGCAATAGCAATAGGTAATGCAGCGCTAGCAGCACCCAAATCTACAGAAAATCTATCGCTCAATGTTCCATCGGTATTACGCTTAAAAATATCAACTTTACCAACTGTTTCAGAACCATTATCATCAGTATAACTAATCGCAACAAATTGATTATCTGCGGTCATTGCAGTATAATATTGACTACCCGCCCACGCCGGAGCTGATGGCGTTAAACCATTCGCTGCTGCACTCGCAGTAACACTATATTCAGTTAAATCAGAATCATCAAGATATTCGCTATGAACATGATCTGTAGAAGCAAAATCTAAAGTTTCCGCCACCCAAGCGGAACTCGAATCATTCCACTGTAACACCTGCCCATCAATTGTAGCACCTATATTCACATCATCTAATTGATACAAACTATGACTATGACCTATAGATGCATAGTCAGTATCGTGATCATGATTTAGCAATGCAAAATTGGATGTGTCAATAGATCCAGTTACAACCGGAACCCCTGATACTGATAAACTTCCGAAATTACCAGATCCCGTAAGATCTATACTTTGATCACCTGAAAAAGGAACATAATCGTCAAGCTGACTATTCATTGTAGACTTAACTGACTGCCCTATACGATAGAATATTGAATTTGTGTCTGTCATTTTATTTATTAGTTGATTGTATTTTTTAAAAATTTCTAATCCGTGAATCCCGCCAAGAAGTCTGAATAACCTCCAACGCTTTCATATGATTCAGTTACATTGTCTTTCAAGAAAAGAGAACCATCTATTTTTACATTTCCAGCAACATCAATTTTCTCTGTAGGATTTTCTTTTCCGAAACCTACATTTCCATTCAATATAGAAATATTTTCTCCATCAGGCTGCCAAGCCGAACCGATCAAAACCTTGCCTCCCATGCCAGAATGAGACGCGCAATAATAGTATAAAGTTGGGGTATCTTGTTCGACAATTATTTGAGTATAAGCGTCAGCACTGCCCAATGCACCCACCACACTTACTCCTTCGGCGTATTCTATTCCATCTACATCAGTACTAAACCTCAAAGGATGACTAATATTACTAGAGTCGCTTTGATTAAATCTGTAAGTGGTTCCTCTTGTCAAAACAACAGTTAACTGCGGTTGCCCATCAATATAAAACACGCCCCCCGCAGCAGTAACAATAATTTCTTGAAACAATTCCTCAGAAATTTCCGGGGTTGGAGTCCATGCCCCACCAACATACTTTAGTATGTCACCATCTCCCGGGTTCGCTGTAGCACTAATTTGTCCAAAATAATCCGACTTAGACGCCCAATTCACAGAAGAAGTTAAACCGTCAAGAGTTAAATAAATTCCATCGTGATTATGATTAACGCTAGAATACAAATCATCATGATCGTGGCCTATTTGAGAATAGACTCCATCATGATTATGACCTATTGAAGCAAAATCTCCAGCGTCACCAACACCTGTCATCACAGGATTGCCGCTTACATATAATCCATCCGAAAAGTTACCGCTGCCGACTACATCCAACTCATACTCTGCCGCAGTATTTTTATTAATTGATATTTTATCAGATTTATACCAAGAAGTTAATGTATCTCCCGCTAGACAAGAAAAAACATCATCAGAAAAATAAACTAGTTCTAGCAAATCAATAGAAAAGTCATTGTATATATCGATACTCCTAATAACAGATAAATTTGTTGTTCCAATACTATAAACATTTAGAGTATGATTATTCGTATTGCTGATTCCGTCTAAATGATAAAATTCTGTAAGATCTAAATTAGCGGTATAACTATTACTTGCTTGATCTAATTCTAGACCATAATCTGAAATATTTATTTCATCTAAAGATCCGCTAGCACTATCCTCATTAATTTTAAAAAAGTGAATAAATTGCTGTCCTTGTGTTATAGTTCCACTTTCTATAAATAATGTATTAGAAGAATCAGATACATGTACGCCAAATTGACCAAACTTAACATCATTATAGCTATCTCCATTAAGAGTAGAGCTAAACTGACTCACAGCGCCCAAGTCATCTATTTTAAATAGAGAAAGCAAACCATATCTTTTAGAAAAACTTCCAGCAAAATCAGGGCAGAATACAACTAAAAATTTCTTGTTTTCGGATATCTTTGCCGAGCATTGTCTGTTTAAGCTGTTTTCTGGAATAGTTATATAAAAATCTTCAACTGCATGAGTTCTACCCATTCCAGAATGAGCAGTGCAATAAGAATATAGAGTAGCAGGAGAATCAGGGCTTAAGTTTACAGATAAAGTATTACCGCTCCTAGTTACTCCGCTTGTGTATTCAGTTCCTCCGCCATGTGTTCCATTATTTGTTGTTGAAAAAGCTAATGGATGAGAAGATGGATAATCAAATTGATAATTATAACCCTCAACCATCTCAAAAGTAGTAGCGCCGTCAAACAAAAACAGTCCATCACTCACAGTTACATTTACATTTATATACCCACCAAAATCATAATTCACAAACATCCATTGATCTTCAGTATACCTGTAAATTTTAGTTTTATTTACCTGCGATACAGTAACATAAGAACCGTCATTAGAAATACTACATCTTATTTTAATAGGATTAGATTCTGATGATAAATCGAGTACATTTTCAGAAACCCAACCCGACGCGCTTGACCCATCAAAAGAGTATTTTTTTATTAAACCATTTTCATTCAATAAAACATATTCTCCATTATCACTAATAGATATTGGCTCTTCAAGCAAACTATCATCAAAATCAGCTGTATAACTTATATCTTGACCCAATTTAGACCAAGATTCATTTTCAAATTTATAAACTCTTATTTTTTGATCATCTTCTGTATAAGATAAAATTACTTTACTATTTAAGCTTTTAATTATCTTTGGCTCAGAGCTAAATGGACCACTGCCTATTCCCTCCAATGTAAAACCATTACTATTTTTTCTATAATTATTTGCGCCATCAAAATTTACTTTATCATATTGGTTATCAAATATATGATATAGATTATTTAATTCTGATGACTGTAAATACTTATCATCATGAGCGTGCTCGATAGGCGCATAATTACTATCGTGATTATGATTTATACCTGCGTAATCATCATGATTATGTTCCTGAAAAGCATAAACGCCATTATGATCATGATTTACTAATGCAAAATTATTCACAAAGCCTTCCGTTCCAGTTAAAACAGGAACCCCAGAAACAAACAGTCCATCATTAAAATTACCGCTACCAGCCAAATCGACACTATTGCCGTTCACTAAAGAAACGTAAAGTCCGTCATGATTATGATCAACAGATGCTGCTTGAGTTAATACAGGGCTTCCATCGACAAAAAGACCGCCACCAAAATTACCACTTCCAGCCAAATGAATACTATTCTGGTTTAAAATAGGCACAAATTCCCCAGCCCCAGTCATTACAGGTTCACCATCAACATATAAACCACTTTCAAAGTTACCACTACCGCGAACATTAAAATCAAACTCGGAAATTGATGAATTTACTCCAACTTTACCTATATAAAATATACCACCTTCAGCCGTAGAAGTCCAAGACCCCTGCCCTTGATTAATATTTGTTACAATTAAATCAATTTCATCCTCAGTATAATATCTATCATCATGGTTATGTTCGCCAACCGCAACACTCTGAACAATTGAATCAACTTGACTTTTTTGATAATACAAATCGTTATGAGCGTGACCCGTAGGAGAATACAAATCATCGTGCCTGTGATCTTGTAGAGAAAATCCATCCAAACTAGACAATCCTGTTAAAACAGGAACCCCAGAAACAAATAAGCCGCTTGCGAAATTACCTGAAGAATTTACATTTATACTGCTATCAGAAGAAAGTATATTATTACTTAAGGACCAATATGTTTGTGCATCTATTTCAGCTCTACTATAATATCTATCGTCATGCAGATGCCCCGTGTTTGATTTTTCATCTAAAAATAATTGCACTTCCCCAGCCGTATAGTAATTCCCCAAAGATTCTATGCCCGTAAGTACAGGATTCCCTTCTACATATAACGTATCAAAATTACCGCTTCCAGAAACATCTAAATCAAATTGAGGAGAATCATTATTAATGCCAACCTTACCTTGATTATAGTATATATCATTAGCTCCATCATCACTCCATTTACCCGCGACCAATCCATCTATACCAGTTAATACTGGATTTCCATCAACAAAAAGACCTTGATCAAAATTACCCGAACCAACTACTTGTAAATTATCATATACCCTCCATTCATTGTCGTCAGCTATATAATAAATACTTTTTGGATCTCCATTGTAATTTAGAGATATTCCGCCATTTGAATTTTCTAAATCTTGATCTAAGTAATTTAAAATTATTGAGCTACCTGAAACCTGAAGAGAATTTACATCAAACACGCCACTTTCTCCAACAACCCTAAAATCACCCTCTATAGTTGTGTCGCCTGATACGTAAAGTTTTTGGTCAATGCTTTCCGCTCCAATACCCACATTACCCTGATTGTAATATATATTTGAATTATTCTTCTCCCAATATACATATTCATCTCTCGTCCCAGTTAAAACTGGAGAACCCTGGACGTAAAGCGTTTCAGAGAAATTACCACTACCAGAAACATCTAATTCGTAATTCGGAGAATCATTTAAAACACCAACTTTAGCCTGCGAAGATAAAAACAGGGAAGAACTATTATTCGATGAAATTTCAATATCTCCATCAGACTGTACATTGGAAATATGCAGAGCATTTTCCCCAGGAATTTTAAGTCCATCACTAACAACCCAGGAAGAATCTGTTTCTGACCACAACAAACTATGCCCTCCTAATCTTAAGCCTCCTCCATCTACAGATGACTGACCGTAACCTAAGTTAATTGAATTACTTAAAAAATTTACATTACTATAATTAAACTCTGCATTTACTCCTGAGGAACTTAAATCTCCAACCAAATTAAAATCCCCAATAACATCCAATGTGTGACTTGGGTCGTTTTTCCCAATTCCAAAATTATTTCCGCTTACAGAAAGTAATGGCGACTCAACCTCAATGTACGAATCTTCACCTTTTTTGGTTAAATATAATTGATTAATGACCATTGCCTTATACCTTTAACGGGTATATACACTTTTTTTAATCAAATTTCTAGATATATAATATATTAATACGGCCTTAGTTTTTTGCCTAAATTTTCTATTATAGTTTTTTTATGACCTTCATCTGATTCCCCCCATTGATACATCAAGTCGCCCCTCACTTGTTTTATATGAAATTCAATTTTTTGTATTTCTTCTCTTAAGTATTTTATTATCTGTGGAGACACTTTATCTATTTTTACATTTAATTCGGTTGCGACTTTTATAATTTTCCTAAAGTCCCCTTTCTTTTTGGCCTTTACAGCCTCACTATAAAGTTCAGTATTTTCGCAATCCCTATTCATATCTGGATGAGTTTTTTTAACTATTTCTCTAAAAATATCATTAGTTTTTAAATCATCAAATTTTTTCTTTTCCTGTTTTTTTTCTTTCCTCTCCACCTCTTTTTCATTTTTTGTCTTATCAGGGGGTTCTGAAAAAGGAGATGTTAATTTATTCTCAGAACAAAAACTCATCATTGAAGATATAAAATTCATTTTATGCTGTTTAAATTTTTCCAAAACTTCTTCATATTCCATATCTAAATACATAGCCTTATGCTTTAATTTATCAAATTGTTTATTCAACTTAACTGCATCAGCAGGAGGCTCTTCTTTTGGATCTTCGCTATAATTAACGATTTCAGACATATATATAAATACACAAAAAAGCGACCCCCAAAAGGGGGTCGCCAAGAATTAAATTATCTTGCTCGATTAAGCAGACGCCATAACAACCAATGTATACTGGTTATCACTAGATATATCGTCTGAGAATGTGAATGTTGCTGAAGTATTGCTTGCAGAAACCAATTGTACAGCAATAATAGGTGCGCCAGCGCCAGCTTTCATAATACCCATTACAGCAGGTGTTACATTGGCTGGAAACGCTTGAGGGAATGTTACGGTCTTTTGCGAGTCACCTTGCGAAAGACTGGTTTCAACAACCCTTACGTCGTTTGTTAAGCTTTGGCTGTGGAGACTTGAGATATCGCTATCTGTTCCATCTTCGTCACCTTGACGTTGAACTTGAAGACTAGAGATATCGCTATCAAGATTCGCTGTATTACCAGAAGCAATTTGAGCGAGACTTGAAACGTCACTATCTGTTCCAGCTTCGTCGTCTGTGCGTTGGGCTTGAAGACT